TTAGTCTTTACGGAAAAAAGCCTGTTTTTCACCGAACAATATACTGAGAAATAAAGACAAAGGCCAAATAAGGAATGAAAAAAATAGTACCCTACCTAAATGATTAGGGTCCATTGCAACACCAACTACAGCGGAAAAAATAGCGATACCTATACCCATCCATTCATATTTTCTTGCAGGTGAGTACAAAATACGAGCAGTGCAACCGTGGCAATACTTTGCCTTCCAAACACTTTTTTTCCCGCAGAAAGGACAAGTGATTTTCCTGACACTGTCTTCGATTCTGTGTTTTTCTTGAACAGCTTCAATTTTATTTAGCGTTTCAAGAGCCCTTTGGTTGCCATTCTCACCAGCCATGCGAAGATAGTCTTTGCCTTTTTCATAGTCATGACGGGCAATGTACATTGCCCCTAAATTCGCCTGGGCATCGCTATCCCCTTGTTGCGCAGACAATGTATAGTATTCGAATGCCTTATTTTCATCTTTGGGCACCCCTAATCCATGCTCGTAAAAGGTGCCTAGATAATATTGGGCAGAGCTATTACACTGTTCTGCCGCAAGTGCGTAATATTCCGCAGCTTTTGAATTATCTTTAGGAACCCCAAATCCATTTTCGTGTAGCCACCCCACGTAAACCTGAGTATCCGAGTCGCCCTGATCTAACGGAAATTTGAACCACTCCAGGGCTTTTGAATAGCTCAGAGGGACTCCGTTTCCCGTTGCATATATGACAGCTAAAAAGTAATGGGCATCTGAACTACCCTGTTCTGCAGCTCTTGTCAGCCACTCAACGGCCTTTTTACCGTCCTTTTCAACTCCGTCTCCGTCACGGTACATTTTTCCGAGTTTAATTTGGGCGTCAACATCGCCCGAAGAGGCAGATGCGTAGACGGGATTATAATCGCGGCCTGAAACTGAATTTGATTTAAGTTCTTCCATTTCTGTAACAACCCTCAGAGAAGTGCAGTGCTATTAATTATCGTTAAAGGTAAATGCGAACGTGTACATTGACACATTTTAATTTAGGTTAAGTCCTACCGATCCGCAGATACCATTGTCGAAAATATCTTAATTACAATATCATCATTCAGTTTAAGCTTTAAAGACATAGGTCTCGAACTATTCTGTGAAAGTCATGTAAAATAAGAAAAATAGTCGCTGCTTCGTATGAGGATCCATCGTTTGGCTCTTGACGGGCATATATGAGCGGCACCTTACACCGGCCTGTCATCCTCGTCTGTGCTGTTGATGAAGAAAGTCACCCGCCCCATCACCTCGACTTCTTCGGCCGCTGCTCCCTCAATCGCTTCGCCGTCATCACAAATCAGCGCCTTGCCCCTGAGCTTCGCAAACTGCGTTCGGCCACCCGACAGGATCAGCAGAGTCTGCCCCTGCACCAGCCTGGTAACCGGCTCGATAACGGCAAAGCCGCATGACGTTTCCATTATGCGAGTGTCGATGCCAACGCCGCAGATCAGCTCCGGCGTTAAGCGCTGCTCGACATAATCGGTTGCCGGAGATACGAAGCCCATCAGTGAACCATTCCCATGTTGCGCAGGATCCAGTAGTGATTATCGGTTCCGTCAGTTGTCTTATCCGTGAAATCTGGCTGGTAGCGCTGTATCCACTCGTTGGCGTCGGCTCGGCTGAAATGCCAATGGACCTTTGCCAACTCGCGGATAAAGTCTTCAGTGCGCAAGCACCGATAGCCCTTGGGGTTAAGCTGAATAGCAGCGTGGAAAGCCGAGTTAATTTCTGATTGACGGGGCATGGTGACCTCTCATTTATTATTACTGTGTATTCATACAGTAGTTTTAAGGAAGGGCCAGGGCAAGGAGGCTGTGCCTATTGATAATTACTGCTGAACATCTGGTTGTACTGCCGAATTAACCAAGCGAGTGCATAGAAATTTTTCAGAGACAGAGGTTAAGCCGATGCTGGGCATACTGGGAGAAGTTTTCGAAGAAGCCAATATGTGGCTGGTTTCGGAATGAGTCATGTAAACCCCTAAGGACTGCATCGATCATCGCAAGCCGCTTCGTGTCACAAATGATTAAACCACCTGTTTAGGCCATCGCCTTCTGCGCGGAGTTGGAAGGATGGAGCGCTTAGTAAGCCGGGTTCCGCATACGGAACATACCGCGCCGTGTGGCAGATTTTGCTCGGGATTGAAGGAGGTGAAAAAGAACCGATTACTTCTGCAAACAGGACAAATGAATTTCATAGCAGGTATGATGCCTCCAAGCTGTTAGCTGATCCACTACACCTCATCATGTTAGCTAAAGGATAGTTTAATAATCCTTAATGTTCTGGTAGTCATGGTCGGACCAGGCATCCTTTTAAGCGGTATTTAGACTTGCTCCTGATCGCACCAGATATTTAATAAATTTCTCAAAAGACTGATGAGACCTAACACGATCAGCACAAACCAAACGGCTAAAAACGCAGCACTTACCATCCGAGACTCCCCATCCGGGCCGTAAAAAAAAGCCTGCTGATTAGGCAGGCAAATGAAATCAGCACAAACAAACAGCTTACTCTGATACAGGTGCCGGGTGCCTCCCGGTGACTCGTTACCAGTTATACGAGCCGCAAGCACACTTACACATTTTTCAACTGGATTGCCCCACCGCACAGGGGGATTCACCTTCATTAACTTTAGATGATTTTAAACGAAGCGCTAATACCCCCTGCCTAAAGTAATGGTTAATGCTGCCGATATGTTAATGACCTGCGTCCTGAACGCGGGATTGATAACAAAACTAAGGGATTTGTGCCCGTCCCGTACGGGCTATTTTTTCTCTCTTTAGGGAGATTGAGAATGCGGCTGATGATAATTATTGCTGAACATCCTGATGCCGTTACGATTTCAGTGCCTGAACCTCTGCCTGCAGCTGCGCGACCAGCGTGCTCAGCGCCTCGATTTTGGCAATCGCGTGATGCAGCGCCAGCGCCGTATCCATCTGGATAACGTTATTATCAAGAGCTAAGGTGTCGTCTTTATCACAACGATTGCCCTCTTCGTCAAACTCAGGCGCAGCGGGAACCAGCTTCACATACTCACGGTCAATATCCCGTAAAAATAACGCGAAGCGGCGGCATTATCCCCAAACTGGGCCATGGAGGCATTGCCCCACACGCTGGTCCCCTGCCCGACGTTACCCTGCATCGTTCTGAGATTATAACCTCCGCCGTGATAGCAGCCCCAGGACATCCCCGCTATGGCACTATCTCCTCTTTCTGATAGCGGTTCATGACAAGCATGGGTGAGTATTCATCGAACCAGTTTGTTGCGCCTACCCCGGGCCCGGCATAAATCCCGCCACGTTCATTGTAGCGACCATCCATCGCTCCATTTATCCCATTATACGACCATAAACCTGCAGCGCCCTCTGTCAGAAGAAGCCCGGAACTGCTACTGGCGGCGTAGGAACTTATGCCGCCAGTGGCTGCTTCGCTTAAACCGAGGTTTTCTAACAAATCAAAAAGCCAGTGGCTTAAGAGGGCATAGGCAGTAACCTGGCTCTTATTTCTTCGATTTCACTTTTCAGGGCTTCGATTTCACTGGTTCTCTGATTGTCCTTATCGATCAGCAATTTCAGAACGACAAGCGCATCCATTAGCAACGGGTTTGTGTCCAGTGTCAGAATTTCACGAAGAGATCCGTCTTCGTTTATCGCTCCATTAACGCGCCTAATGTACTGAGGGTCTATTTGCTCCAGGTCCTGAGCAATAAGGCCACGCCGCGGATGACCTGCTTTGTCACGGGTGAACCGAAACGTGACAGGTTTCATTGCGGAGATATTAGCCAACGATTCAGAACCGTCACCGTACTCAACGTCTGATTTAAGTGACAAATCAGATACAGCAGTAGTGGTGATTTCCCGCCACCCCTCCGCACTACCGCCCTCGTTGGTTTGAATGAATGCCCGGCTCGCACGACCCACTATAGCGAACTGTACGCCATCACGAATTAGCGCCTTAACTCCTGAATAGGTTGTTGCCGTGGGGGCGTAAGAATCACCCTGATAGAAACCACTTCCTTCCGTGGCTCTCCAGCTACTAGTCTGAAGTGCAGGACCTCCCACACCAAAATCGCCTTCAGAAAGTAATTTCCCCGACGAACTGTAAGCGTCCCGAGTTGCACTGCTTCCTAATTCGAGGTTTTTGCGAGCATCTGCCGCTTTTGTAGCCCCAGTACCGCCGTTGGCAATGGGGATGGTGTCCGCGCTGGTGAAAATCTGGCGGACAGCGAAGACCCTGCTGCCCTTGGCACCAGAAATTCTGACTTGGTATCTCCTGAATAAGGAGTTGTTAACGTGGGAAAGCCAGCACTCAACCGTGATAACTGATGTGTCAATGCCGATCACATTAAAACAAACGTTATTTGTACTCCATCCGGTAACATCAACCCCAGACGGTGTATTTGTCATGTTATTGGCGGCTACGCTGAACTCCTGCCCACTGGAAAAATCAAATTGGTTCCAGTCGAGAGAGGTTAAACCAGCCTTAGCTACCAACCCCAGCCCCAAATCATTCAGCGCCTTATTGGCTGCGCTGGTGCCCACCAATGACCATGCTGACCAGGTTACAATACCTGATGCATCACTGACGCCAGTGCGTCGATATGCAATATCCCGATCCCAGGCATCATAGTATTGAATGCAGGATTTTGTATTATTTGCTGCGGTTTTATAAACACGCAACGAACCAGCGATATTTACCGGGTAATTTCTCGCCGCCGTTGCGTTACCATTTCTCGATTGAAAATGAATGCCCTCATTTTCACCAGTTATAGTGTTGAGGTCGGTAGTGGATAAATCGCCTCGTAACGGCAAGCCAGTTGGAATCCAGGCACTCCAGGGGCCATTTGTTCCGTTCCATGCAGCAGTTAGAGTGCGGTAATATTGGTTTCCGCTATTGCTAATAAACCGCTGACTTCCACTAAATCTGCCCCCAGCAAACACTTCAAGAATACCCAAGGCACCATCCTCGGGGAAACCGTTGGACATTAGAGTGCCGGATGAACTAAAACCCCATTGCCCGATGTATGCAGATGTTGGTCCATAGGTATTAATATTTTCTGTGGCTGCTGGCTTGCCGCGCCACTGAACCGCAGAGCCGATCGCGCTGGACATCTTCGGCCATGACGGCCCGGTTACCGAGCTGCCGTCAGGCCGTGAGAGAGTCACATCGCCGGGGCCCGCCAGCAATTTGTCCTGGTTGGAGATATCAATTTGCGCCTGGCGCAAAGCCTCCGTAATGGCTTTCGCTAAATTGTCATCGATTGTGGCCATTCATGATGTCCTTGAAATAAAAAACCCAGCCGGAGCTGGGTTATAGGGTTCTGAGAGACTGAAAGGGGTTACTTTTTGAGGGATTGTCTGAAGTAGTTATCGTAGGGATCACAGTCGATATACATAACCTTCACCCCAACTATCCATGACTTTATCGAGAGACCAACGCTACCCAGGGTGGACTGATATACCTCTGCATTGTTCGTCCTCCACTTTCCGTTGCTGGCAATCCCTGCCCCGGAACAGTTGTAATTTGAGTATCCATAACTGGGGTTTGCCGGATCCATAGGGATATACATAAAGCTGGTGATCCCCGTTGTTACCGCCAGAGGGCGATCTGATTCCATATAAGACTGCGTTATGAACTTTGCATCCAGCGGAAGGCAGTTGCTGTGCCACACCATGCCGCCATCCCGGTACATATAGAATCCGGCAGCAGGCAGTGGCGGGAGTACATTAGAAAATATATATGCCCTTGTCGGGAATTGGTTTTGCCCGGCGTTGGCAAACTGTAGCTGGTAGGTTCCTCCGCTTTCGATCTGATTGAAGAAGGAGCGGCTTAGCGCCCCGCCCTGGTTGTTTCGATTGCGCATGAAGACCATGATCCCGGCGCCAACCCTTACGCCAGTATCAACCGTTCTGGCCCCCGGCTCTATATCGATCACATTCGTCAGCACAAAGGGAGTGAAGTCAGGTGCCAGCTTTACCGTTTTCACTCCAGCCGGGTACTGGTAAAGAGCAAAGCCGGCATAAGAAGTGTCGGCCCCTGTTTTTGCCGTTGCCGTTACCATCAGACGAAGGGGAATGGTTGTATTCCATGACAGCGTGTTACCAGATATCGACGCAGCTATCGTGTTGCTTTGCGAGTTATTCGCCAGGGTGTTATTCATGGCGGTAACGTCGAGATTAAACCCTGAAGTTAAATAAGTTTTCGAGCCCACGCCATTCACAACGATATGATCGATAACGTAAGTGAAACCCATCGAGTTTGCCGCGTCGAAACTGGTACCCTCAATAAACATCTGCATCATAACGGTTTACCCATTACCACCAGGGGTCTGTTATAGGCGTCATAAAATACAATCCTGTCCGCATTGATCTTAAGCTGGCCGCCGCCAGTGCTCCCGTTCATTTCAAGCGTGCCGCCTTTGTCCAGCCTCCACCCGGCAGAGCCCGCTACGTAATTGACTGACTGAATGAAGTTACCGATCTTGGCGTTATCGATAGACCCGTCCTGGATGAACACCGATCGCATGAACATCTGCCCGCCGATGGCGGCAAACACCAGTTCCTGTCCTTTTGTCGTCGGGTTATAAACCGCAAACGTATCGGCAGAAATCAGGAAGTTTGAGGACCCGGTTGCATCAATGCCCAGCTGAATACCCGCGATACGTTTAACCCCGTTCGCTTCCACCTGAACCTTAACGCCCCACTGGGCACCCAGCTTGTCGTTGATATCTGCAACAGCTTTACTGGTCGTCTGGACACTGGCATTGGTATCGCCGATCGCAGCCGTCACCTGCTCAATGCTGGTCGCGGTGGCGCTCTCCAGATCCGTAACGGCTTTATCAATGCGCGTAATGGCTGCAGCGTTGGTCTGGCCGTTTTGCTCTACCGTCGCCTTAAGCGTAGTGACCTGCTCCGCCACGGCACTCGTGGCATCCGCAGAGGTCTTCCGGACGTCGGTGATCTCAGCCATCGTTTTCGTTTCGCCAACGGCAAACGTCACACGCTGATCCGAGAATGCGGTGAAGTTCGCAAGCGCATTGGTGACGTTGCCGACAATACCGGCATCCCGGCTGGCCGTGTTACCGTCCACGTCAACTTTCAGACTGTCGATACGGCGGCCCAGCGCGCTGTCACCATCCGTACGGGCCGTGGTTTCAGTGCTGATATCCGTCGTGTTCTTGTCGGTCGTGGCCTTAACCGCAGCCAAAGCGGTGCTCTGCGCCTGGTTGTTATCAGCCACGGTTTTATCGATGCGCGTAATGTCGCCGGTGTTTTTGCCGACAGTCACCTGCAGGCCAGAAAGCGTGGTGGCCTGAGCATCCTGCTCAGTTGTCAGCGTTGCCAGTTCCTGAGTAACGGAAGCCTGGTTAGCGTTAACGGTCGATTCCAGCTTCTTACGCTCTGTCACCTCCGCCTCCTGCGCCGTGATGCGCGCCTGGCGTTCGGTATACAGCAGGCCCGAGGCCAGTTTTGACGGATCGTCACCGGTATAGCCGCCCCGGATCTGCGTCGCCAGCGTCTCGCGCGCCGTGGCTTCCGCCTGGTCGCCGGTAACACGGGCTGTCGTTTCCTGCTGCAGGGCGGCCATCCCGGCGCCCGGCGTTGGCCGCCCGATCGCCACCCAGTCAATCAGGAAGTAGTTTGTCGCGTCCTGTTTACTGGAAAGGTCCAGCCGAATCTGGTTAATCGTCGTCTCGGCCAGCCAGGGGATATCGTCGCATTCCAGCGTGGCAACGCCGTCGGCGTTATACGCCGGTTCGGCCACCACGAAGCGGTTGGTTTCGTTGAAACTGGCCGTATTGCGCCAGCGGATTTCCCCCGCCCATGCAGGCGCTCCCACTTTCCTGATGCGCAGCTTCAGGAAGCGATACGCAGCTGCCGTAATGCCCAGCGTCGCAGGAGAAGCAACGTATGGGTCCGATGCGTGGTTGGCAGGGCGCAACCAGCCGTTAACAATGGTTGGCGTGCCGTTCCCGGTCCAGCCCTCTGCTGTCGAATCGAAATACCAGATTTTGGCCGGATCGAACTGAGAACCGGTCCCCGCCGACACCTGCGCAATCTGCTGCGCCAGCGATTCGGTGCTGGTCTGAATCGTCTGGTTGACGTTGCTGATATCCGCGACGCGCTCGCTCTTCTCGGTCAGCAGCGCCTGGCCGCGGGCCGCTGCCTCGTCGGTGATGGCTTTCTTACGGTCCGTGATCTCCTTCGCCAGGCCCGCTTTGGTCGCCGCCGACTCTGTTGTGACTGTGCTGATGTCGTCGCGCGCTGACTGGATATCTTCACCCAGATCAGTTATATCCGAAACCAAGTCTTTGTAGGCGTCGGTCTGTTTGATCTGGTTATCGATATCCAACAGGTAATCCGCGGCATCCGAGCTGCTGCTGCCCTGAATGAAGGCAGTCCAGGCTGACTTATTGCCGGTGCGATCCACCAGCCGCGCCCGGTACCAGAACCCTACCCCGGCCTTTAGCCCAAGTTGCTGGTAAATTTGCTGAGGGTACGGAACACCAGCCAGCAGCATCGGGTTCGCGCCGGTTGATACTGCGGAATACTGAATTTCTGTCTGCAGCGTATCGCCAGTGCCGGCAGGGAAATCCCAGTCCAGCTGCACGCCCCAGAGCAATGGCGTGGTACGGAAATTAACTGGCTTTGGAACATCTCCCACACGGCCTTTGAGGTGTGTCAGCGTTGACATTGCCCACAGGCTGGACGCCCCGCCTGAGTTTATCGCCCGGACCCGCACCAGATAATCACCTTCAAAAATGCCGGGCACCTCAATATTGCGGAGCCCGGTTTGCGGGACGTTCACCCACTCGCTATCGTTCCGGCGCCACTGAGCCTGATAGGCGATCACATCGGCCTGCGGCTTACCGGCTTTATCCAGCGGAGCATCCCAGGATGCGGTCAGCGTCGCTATGCGCTGGCCCTGGCGCACCGACTCGTAACTCGTTACCACGATATTGCCGGGCTGTGAGACAACTCCCGTGGGGATGAGGCTGATCGGCGGGATATCCAGACGCGCGTTATGGTCAACGGCATCATATTTTGATGCGTTGTATTCCGCGCCGGTGATGGAATAGGTGTTCTCCTCATCGTTAAAGGTCAGGTTCGTGACGCGGAAATACTGTAGGCGCAGCTGCCCGGCATCGATGACGAATACGGCGTTTGGCGCTGGCGCTGCGGTGAACGGCGTGGCCACGATCAGCTGCGTGCCGTTGACCGCATGTATAACCCGGCTTTCCACAATGCCACCCTGGGTGCGGATCATCAGTGTGTCACCCGCGACGGCGCTGGTACCGCGATCGGTTGTTACCGCTTTAAGCCCGGCGTTATAGTCCGTGAGGCGACCACCATAAACGCGCCCGGAAACGCGCTCATCAGCGAAGGCAAACACGGTGCCAGGGACATAGGCGAAGCCATCAAGCCCGGTTTGCAGCGTAATGATGCGGTCCAGCGAGTTAGAATAAACCGCCCATCCGCCGCGGCGCTGTGCCTCGCTCTCGCGTGTACAGCCGATGGCCGTGAGCTGGGTCTGCTTGAATTTGAACTGCTTCACCAGCTCAGGAAACATTACCGCGGTGGTGCGGTCCTGATAATGGTTATCCGGGTCGCTGAAGTTAATCAGCGCGCTCGAGAATCGCGTTTTTTCACTGCCGCTGGAATACGTTGGCTTACCCACCACTGATGCGCGGGTGAGGATCTGCAGCTTCGACGTGTCTGCCGGCATATCAGAGACAACATTGAACATATTGTTGCCCCAGAACGTCATTCCGTTGAAGCCAGCAGCGATATCCTTGATAACCTGCCAGGCGTCGGCCTGCGACTGGATATAGACGTCAAACATGAATCGCGGTTCTGTGCCGGTACCGCCCTTCCCGTCCGGTACCTTCTGGTCGCAGCGCTGGGCTATGCGGTAGAGCTCCCATTTATCGAGCATATCCACCGTTACCCGGCGGCCCAGACCAAAGCGCGGCTCTGTCAGGACATCAAACCAGATCCACGCCGGATTGTTGGTCCAGCCCCATTTGAATGTGCCGTCCCATGTGCCACTGTACGTCCGCGCAACAGGATCGTAGTTTTGAGGGATGCGGATTACCCGGCCTTTCGGCTTGCAGGATATCTTCGGGATGTTGCTGAATGCTTTGGCGTTGAATGACACATACAGCAGCGCGGTATGCGGATAGCGCAGGCGGGCGTCGATCACCTCAGTGATGGCCTGCACCTGAGTTTTGTTCTGCAGCATCTGGCTGGTGCTGTCGGTAGTATCCCGGACCACCCGGATCTGCCAGCCAGTGGTGGCTTTGGGCAGATTGATGCGGTGCGTCAGTTCGTACAGTGAACTGAGCTTTTCCGTTACCGTTTTGGTTAGCAATGTCTGGTATGCCCCGCCATCAACCGCAACGTCGATGTGATACGTGACGGTCGTGCCGACGATGTCGCCGTCATTCTCCTGCTGCTGCAGGCCGGTGATACCGATACGCACCAGCACCGCATCAATCTGGGTATTGCTGATAGCGCGGGTCCAGGGGGTGGCCTTCGTCAGCGATACGCCAATGCTGGTCTCGTTCTCCACAGCAGGAAAACCGGGGATCGGCGTCTGCGTCTGCGTGCCGGGGCGAAAATCCCAGGAGACGTTCTCAAAGTTCATTGAGCCGTCGGCGTTGCCCAGCGGCGTGCCGTCCAGGAATATCCGGGTCGCATCCAGCCCACCAGCAAATTCACCTTCGCCGAGCGCCAGCAGCATACGGCAGCGCGCCATAGACTGGGCTGAATCAGGCTGTTCAACAGGCGTGTGCTGCTTCTGGCTGCCGCCCTTTGCACCAGTAATCGTTGCCATATTGCATCCATAAAAAAGCACCCGACCGGGTGCTAATTGAAGAGTAAGAAGTCGTCAGATGTCCTCGGCCACGATCCCTGCACTGATAATCGCCCCCCCGATTTCACGCTCGCCATACAGCAGAGCAACCGGATTGCCCATCGCCAGGGTATTCACTGCGCCGCCAAAGGCATAGCTCGGTTTGTTGTCCGGGTCATCGCGCCCCTGCAGGCCTTTGGGCTGCGGCGATAGCATCTGGTAAATTCCGCCGGCCATCATTGAACCACCGGACATTATCAGTCCTGCAGCAAACGTCGCGCCGATACCGGTCCATCCAGTGAGAATGCCCGTTGCAATGCCGGCAACCACCATGACCGCCCCGAGAATGGTCTGGAACATGCCGGCCTTTTTCGCCCCTTCCATAATCGGCGCAATACGGATGTCACTATCGCCGCCCAACTCCTTGTAGTCCTGAACCCCTATATTCCGCTTACCGCGGAACACCGCAAACGTCATGCCGTTCTTTTTGGCGTTCATCAGGTAGCTTTCCAGCCCGTCCAGGTTGATGCAGAGTGCCTTCACGGCTTCTGCCGATGTCTGCACGGCCAGTTTATGGACACGCCCGAACCGGGCTCCCAGCGCTCCATACAGGCGGATAGTGGTTAAACGCGCCATGGCTGTATCTCCTGCGGCAGGTCTTTGTGGCGAACGCAGATCATGGTCCGGTCCTTGAAGTAACCCCGGGCATACGGCGTGATGCAGGAGGGCTGGCCATATAGATGGTGAAGTAGCTCACCTTCCTCTGTGATGATCCCCGCGTGGTTCCACTTAGCGGATTCAACCTGCATGATGACCATGCAGCCGGGCGCCGGGTCGCATTCGACAAACCCTTCCCGCTCCCAGTTGTCAAAATAGAGGTTGTCCGGGTACTGGCTTTCCCACCATGGGTAATCAACGCGGAAATCGTTAAGCATCACGCCCTGAGTGGCGTGCCAGTCCATGACCAGCCCCCAGCAGTCGTGCGAACCCAGAATGAACGGGCGGCCAATCAGCGGTATGGCGTCCGGCGTTACTTCTGCGTATTCATCGCAGTCCGGAGCGTAGATGCCCCAGACCACGCCGGAGTTATTACACTGCTGGCGATCGAGGTCAGACGGGATAGGCCGTGCGCCATCTCCCGGGTGGGAATGGATCACGCGGACAATCGTTCCGGCATCCTCAGCATTCGCCCAGTACTCGCCGTCAATGCGGAAATGCTCTGTGGGGTTTTCGTGGCTATTCGGTACTGGGATGTAACGCTGACGCCGCCCCGACTGGATGACGAAGCCGCAGCACTCGCGCGGGGACTCCTCCAGCGCATGCGCGCGGATCGCCGCCATAATGGTTTTGTTCATTGGTATGTCCGGTTATCGGGAGAAGAGAACGGTTGCCGGGAAACCGCCAAAGTCGAGGGTTGCTGCGTTAGGCTCTGCCAGTCCGGCACCAAACCGCTTACGGCAATCACTGAGGCAACCACCGCACATATCCAGCGCCGGGTCAGCGACAGCATTGCCTTTCGCATCGAAATACGCCGTGCCGTTGTAGGTGCAGCCGTCGCCGCTGCGGTATTGCCCGCGCAGCGCCCACTCACAGAGCGAGGTGATTTGCCGGGTCGGGATCACCAGGCCCTGCAGGTCTGCCGGGCTGCTCATTGCCCAGGATGCGACTTCGTCGTCTTCCGCAGTTTTGGTGTCGAGCCAGAACGTCTGCAGAGAGAACATCGTCGGATTGGCTGTCGGGTTTATGCCGCCCGGGAAGTTCACCGCATCGAGATAGACGGCATAGGTGTCGATGATGCTCACCTTCGCATTCACCATATCTTTGAACTGAAGGCACAGCGCGGTGATATGCCCGTCAAGGTTTGACGTGCTGAATGAAGGCTCTGCAGCCTGATCGGTCGAGAGGGATAGCCCGCTCATCTGAAAAGGCCAGAACTCATAAGCGTTGCCATCCCAGATTATGGGCTTCGGTCCGAGCTTCGACTCATCGCCGTTCGCTGCGTCGATTTCCGCTGGCGTGTGGGGGAAAGGTGCGTAGTGAAAGCGGTAGAGCCCGCCACTGAACTCGGAGGCGTCCACTTCGACCAGGCGGACCCTGCCACCTGGTGCCAGCATCGCCGCCTGATCGACAAGTGCCATTATGCGTAGACTCCGTAGGCCCGTTTGATGGTAAAAATCAGCTCGGCGGCATTGTTACTTAGCTGGTTCTTTCGAATCGAATTCGCAACAACGCGATAAAGCCCTTTTTCTTCTCCCGGCGGGGTGATGATGAAAGCTTTAATAGTGTGGGCCAGCAGGAAGGCGCGTATCTCGTTGACCTCATCGTCTTTACCGGCGTATTTCATCGGCACCTGTATGGCGGTGGAATTAATACCGTTCTCGGCGACCTGTTCGTACCCATCGCCAAACTGGGCTGAGCGGATCGTCTGGTCGTACTCAATAGCCCCGCCGCCCAGCTGGACGGGCCATTTATAAGTTTCGACTGCCATATTTACTCCATAAAAAAACCCACCTTACGGTGGGTTGATAATATAAAGGTGTAATTTAAGAACTGACTACCTCTTCAATTCTGAAGTCGGTTTTACCTTTTTTGTCTTCAATACAAATTGCCTTGAATTTCTGTTCAAGACCAAATTTGTTTTTAGCTTTAAACTCCTGCGTTGCGTAGAGCTTTCCATCGCTCCCCTGCAATCTCTCCGCATCAAACATAGACATATCTAAGGTGCTTTTGTTGATGACTGACATTTTAACGTAGGCTTCGCATAGCCCTCTCAGATCATCTAGTTTTTTATCAGAAATCTCCTTTTGTTCTTTTTGCTTTCGCTCCGCTTCAGTTGGTCTATTAACTACAGAGGCAATAACAAGTACAACGAAAAGAAGAATGAGCAAACCAATGGTCTTGAAAATCTTAATACACATTTTTCTGAACACTAACATCCCCTTGATTATTGTTCTTTTAAACATGATAACGAAGGGACGGATGAAACACTAACGACCTTTAACGAAGTTATAAATAAGTCCACCGTTCTTGATGTGCTTCTGCACTATTTGGGTGGCTGCATTCTGCATCTCTGCCGCCAGCGCCCGGCCCATTGCATCGCCAGAGCCTTCTGATTGCGATGAAGCATTGCCGTTGGCATCGACGTGTACGGTGGTTTGTATCACTGGCGCCATACTGGCCGCACCTGCGTTATTGCCTAGGCCGAACATGGGTGCCCGACCGACAACCCCACCGCTAGCATAACCCTGGGCGTTGTGCATCAGGGCGTAGAGGTTATCGACGCCCAGCGCGCTGGTGGCCTCTTTTGTGAAAACAAACTCATCCTTATGGACGATGCCTGCAGGCTCAAATTTGCCGCCAGGTCCGGTATAACCACCAGAGTCATAGAGGCTTACGCCTGAGTTAGCGGCGCTGGTGTAGACACCTGATGGCGTGCTTCCTCCACTGGCGCCTCCGCTGATGCTGCCAGTGACCCATCCCAGTGCGGACTGTACGGCATAGGCCACCAGCAGACGATTGATGACATCAGCAATCATCTTCATCATCGAAGCAGCAAAGCTCTTGAAGCTCGCTTTTCCGTTAGTGACGAGATTTGTCAGCATGTCAGAAATGCCGCCAAGCGTTGACTGCGCCACGCTTTGCATGGAGGCGTAGACATTCGTCGCGGAATCCAGATATTCAGCCCAGCCCTTTTTAAATCCAGCCTGCCAGTCATCGCGAAGCTTATCCTCCGCTTCGTAGTAGTCGTTAGCAGCTTTAAGCTCCTTCAGGTAGCCCTCATCCTCAAGGCTGCCGCCAGCATTAATCCAGCCACTGCGCAGCTGAGAGAGCGCCGTCTGGCGGCCTGCCAGCCTGTCGCTCATCGTTGCGCCTGATTCAAGCCCGGCCCGCTTCTCTGCCATCTGCGTGACATATTTGCTGGCCGTGTCCATGCGCTTGTTCAGCTGCTCCTGGGCGGTGATCTGGTCACCCAGCAGCGCCTTCTGGCGCGCCAGCGCCAATACCTGGTCTTTGCTGGCCAGCAGGGATTGTTCCTGCTTGGAGAGCTTGCGCTTACCGGCGGCTTCCTCCAGTACGGCAAACTGCGCCTCGGTTTTCCATAAATCCTTACGCTGCTGACTGATAACGTCATTAATGCCCTGGTGCTCTTTCAGAACCCTGAGCTGCGCCTGAAGGGCCAGCAGATCAGCCTGCGCTTTGTCTTCTGCGCTGTCTCCAGCAGAAACCGCCGCCCCTCTGTTCTTTTTCTGTCGGTCTTTCAGTATTTGCTGCGCTCGGTCAGTAACCTTGCTTTGCTGGTTCGGGCCGCTGTCTACCGTTGTGCTCCTGTCACGGTTTACATAGCCCGTTTCACCTTTACGTACTCGCGCATCGCGTGCAGTGTAGGATTTCTCCAGCTCAGCAATGTCTTTTTTGGTCTGGGCAATAAATGCTTTATTGTCTGTAGCCATATCCCCGAACAAGGACTTCATGCCGGGAATATTTTTGGTTTTCTCATACGCGGAGTTGGCAAACTCGGCAATGAGGACATCACCCTGCTTCAGTAAAATCTGGACCTGCTCAACTGTTCCTGCGACGACATCGATGATCAGATTAAGAGCACCGATAGTATGATCTCCCACCCACTTCCAGGCGTCGGCAGACCATTTTTTTATGCTATCCCACATCTGTTCCAGAGGCGTGCTTGCATCATCAATTTGCTGCATACGCTTTTGCATCGTATCGGCAAAAATCCGCATGCCCTCGCTGACAGCTTCTTGTTTTTTATCTGAGTCCTCCAGCCCGGCGATATAATTTAATTGCGAGACCGACAGAAAGTTATACTGGGAGTTCAGTTCAGCCAGCGCCTTGACCGGCGATTTCATTATTTCGGCAAACGAGGCTTCAATTTTTTCGGCCCCACTACCCATTACCTGTGTCCATTGCTGGGAGGTCTGCGCCACGAGTTGCAGCTGGGCGGTGGTGAACTTCCCTGACTGGGCCAGGCGGGCCAGGGTTTCAGCAACTGAGTTGGTGCTGGCGGTCGTGTTCTCACCTATTTGTTCAGCCATTTTCCATAGCTGGGCTGTAGACGTCGCAGACGCTCCGCCGGTTAACACGATCGCCTGATAAAGCTCGCGATTAGCCTGCTCGGCCTGCCATGCGGCTATAGCCATACCGCCAAGGATCGCAGTAAAACCACCCACAGCCAGCCTGGCTGGTGTCAGAAACCGCAACAGGCCGCTGGCGTGCTCGGCATTCTCTGCCAGTGCGTTGGCATTTTCTGAAAGAGATTCTGAAGAATCATCAGACGCATCTTTAATTCCCAGCAACTCTTCCTTGATGACTTGAAACAACCCACCAATACCACCGAATGAGTCACTGATTTGCCCGCCCTGCTGGATCAGCACCATCCATAACGGCATGCCACCTGCAATGGAAGTGGCAATATCAGTGAATTGTGCGGGAAGCATCCTCAGGGCCTGCTGATATTGCCCGGCGCTGAGTGTGCCTTTATTGAACACCCTTTCCTGCTCGCCAAGCTTTGCGATGAACGGGGCGGCCTGCTCCGACACACCGAGCTGAGCGGCTCTCATCTCCAGCAGCTCGATCCGCGTCTTGCCCATTGCGCTCGCCTGGTCCTGAAGCGAAGAGATGAACGAATCGCGAATGTTCTGGTTACGCCTGAGTTCCGCAGCCTCAGCCCGCTCTGTTGCCTCCAGCTCGGCGATCGCTTCTTTCAGCATGCGCGACTGCTGGGCTGCAATCTGCCGCTGGGCAGCCTCCTGCTGGACGGCGCGCTCCTGCTCCCGCAGTCGAGCAATAACCGGGGCAGCTTCCTCGGCGATCCCCATTTGCGCTGCCCGGTACTCGGCCATATCCGCCTTACTGGCGCGGAAAGTCGCCGCCTGGTCAGTAATGGATCTGAGGAAGTTTTCCTGCGCGGCGGTGGCGCGCTGCGTCTCCTGCGCCTGTTTTAACCGTTCCTGCCCTTCAGCAGTCTCGGCCTCCATGACCCTGCCGAGTTTCTCTCGGGTAGTTTCCAGGACGCTGTTGTAGCGGGAGTAATCCTCATCAGGCACCAGTCCGCTCTTACGGAACCTGCTCAGGCTTTCCTGCAGGTTGTCCAGCTCATCCAGCGCCCTGTTCACCGGACTGATTTTATTCAGCAGGTTCTGCAGCTCCTGCTGCTGCTCTTTCAGGCTCTGGGTATTCTTTTTCTGATCGGATGCACCCGCGCGAAATACCGAGTTCAGATCATCGGCCTTATTTGCGGCGCCGCCAGCCGTCTGTTGGAAATCGTCCAGCGCCTTGTTGCCGCGCTCCAGCTCGGCGGTATTCACCCGGAGCGAAATCGTTGCAATATCAGACATTAAGCCCCCTGATGGACAATCTTCAGCGCCGCGCTTTCCATTACGCGGATATCCGTTAACGCGGTTGCCTCATCCTCCACACCATTAAGCTTCATCAGCCAGGGCAGCACGTTGTAATCCAGCCCGGTGATGCCGCCCATGCCCGTGCGCCACTGGGTGCCCATTGACTGGAAGACAGCGAACGCGGGCCAGACGTCCGGCCATACCTCAACGGTCTGCTCTTCTTCGGTGTAGTCATCAGCACTCAGGCCGAACGCGGCCAGGTCTTCGGTGGAGGGTTCAGGCGTATAAAATGCCGAGGCAACCGCTATTAGTTTTTTTCGCGGTTACCCGTCAGTTCGCGGTAATAGGTGCCGACGATCGCTTTCATTGCGCCCGGATAGTTGTCCAGCAGCACTTCAAGATTTTCCTGGCTGAACGCGTCAGGCAGTGCCCAGCCTTCGGTGATCTCCACCAGAAAATCGATGGCGGTCTTACCTTCCAGCGTCTCCAGTGCGGCCAGCTCCTTAAGCGGCTTGTGACGGAAAGTAAACGTAAGCATGCCGTCATCATCACCGGCGCGCGGGATCGTGACGTTGGCTTTAAACGTGGGTTTGGGCTGAAGCTGGAATTTAGTGGCCATGTGTTCCTCGGCAGAAAGAAAGGCCCGCTGACGGGCCTGTTAAAGGGTGAATCAGACAGCCGCCTGCGGAGCGGCGTCTTTGTAGAAGGTGATATCGCGGGACTGGATAGCAAATGCAGGCTGTACCGTTTCGACGTTGTTTACGGCAGTGGTCGGCTGTGGATCAAAAGAAGCTTTTCCGGACCAGTATCGCATCTCTTTTGCCTTTGGTACGTACATGCGCAGCGGCAGTGTATCGCCGGAACGATCGGCAGCTGACAGCACGCTGTAAATCGGCAGCGTGGAGTCGTGCGCCATGGTGAAGGTCTGCGACTTGGCCGCCTTGTAGGTCGCCAGGTTGCGCTGACGGTCATCGGCAAGGAACTGGATCTGCGTGTACTGCTGATCGCCGCCGGACTGTGCAACCTCGGTGATCTGCGGGATTTCAGTCCACTCGGATACTTTGCTGAGTGAACCAGCACCCGAGCCAGCCGGGAAGAAGTTGGTATCGGTGCTGTTAATCACCCCGATCGTCACGCTGGTGGTCGTCTGCGCGGTGACACGCGCCACCAGGCTGTCAATCAGTGCCCAGCCGCTGGAAACCAGCACCACATCGCCAACAGCGAGGCCGTGGCCGTTTGCAACGGTAAAGACGGCGCCTGCGGCATTGCTCACGCCCGTTACCGCCACAGGCGTGGCGAGTTTCGAGCCGACGAATACCGTGGCACCATTGGGTAATGCGAAGCCCATAGGGATTCTCCGTGTAGAAATATAAAACCGGCAGAGCCGGAGGGGATGATCAGGCTGAGATATCAGCCCGGTAGTTGATGCTGACGGGGATGGAGTAGGACACGCCGTCCGGTATGCCGGGGTAGATGGCGGGCGGTGATGTCACCCAGGCGGTAAAGCCGTCGCCGGGAATTTCCTTATTCTCCGGGAACAGCCCGGCGACGCGGCGGGCCAGCGCTCTGACCTGTGATTTGCCGCCACCCGCTGGCGCGACGACAGTGACCTGATACACGCCGGGGTAGACCCGGCAGCCACCAGCCATATCGATGCTGTACGGCTGCGCAGGCAGATCGTGGGAGATCAGATACAGTCCGTCGCCTGGCGGGTCGAACTGAATGTTATCCCACGCTACCGGCACGCCCTCGCCGTCAGACCACAGACCCAGCATCGCCTCAAGCGCCGTTGTGATGTCCGGTATCATTTTTAACCTCGCTGACTGCCTCGCTGAAGTACCGCTGGAACTCGGCGGCGGTGATTCGCACCATGCCGCCAGGCGCCTGACTCGAATGCCCCATCTCCAGCGGGTAGGCGTACGGGACGTTGTTGCAGAAATAGACCGCTGTGGTACCGACTTTGAACTGCTCCAGCACCAGGTTACCTGCGGCGATCGTCTCGTGGCCAGCCTTATCGATGCGCCCTGTCTCGCCCGTTGCCCGCTGGTCAAACGACACCTGCCAGTTGCCGCGAAAACGCCCGCCCGTATAGCCCGGCGGTGCCTTTAGGTCCATGCTGTCGTTAACCTTACGACCCGGCCGCAGCCGCCCTGCTTTAGTCAGGTTGCCCGGATTCTGCCGCAGTTGGCTGTTGTGCTCGGAGACCGCCGCGTTATAGGCCGCCGCCGTCTGGTTGACTGCCCACAGCTCTGGATTGCCGACAGGCGACATCTGCACCAGCCGCGCCAGGATTTTGATGCCGACCACGCGCACCACTTCCTCCTGTCGCTCCTTTGCCTGGCTAACGAACGCATTAATGGACACCATAAACGCCTGGTTATCTGACATGCTATGCCCTCAGCTGAGCGCGGAAGCACAGCAGCAGTTTGCCAGGCTTAACCGGGTTAGGCTTCTCAATGCGGTACCACTTGCCGTCCACATCCACCATGTCACCGGTGCGCAGCTCGGTATCAGCGGTAAACACAATGCGTGTGTCGCCGTTTATGATGACCGTACCGTCAATTTCGCCGTGTTTATAGTCAGTCCGCACGCCGATAGCAGTGAAGGTCTTATCCGGTTCGCGATGCTCAACGCCTCCTGTGACCGTTACGGTGCCCTTGCGCTTTACCGGGTACGCCGCGCCGTTCTCCGTAAGCAGGCGCGTGCTGGTGGTTCTCATGCGGGTGTAGTTAACAGGCATGTTATGCACGCTCCGCAAAAGTATTTACTGCATAGCCACGACCACCCGCCAGATCGCCGAGCAGGGCCATCACCGCCGGGTAAGAAGGTCTGAACACCTCACCATCAGCGACGGCATAGGTCGTGGTTACGGCACCCTCCACGCGCTCGGACTTCACCGCAGCCTCACGCGCGCTGCCCAGCAGATCGCCATCCATCGCCTCGACCGCCAGCATGCACTGCGCGGTAACAACCTGACGCGGTACCTCACCGGCAGGCAGCTCGTACCCGTCAAGGATGATCCCGGCGCGCGGCCACGCCAGCGCCTGATTCGGTTTGATCCGCCAGCCAGACCAGTCCAGCCCTTCAAGGTAATCCATCGCTCTGATGAGCAACGGCGCGATCTTTTCCGGCAGCGTAATGTCGCGCAGTTCTGCAAAGGCTCTCAAATCCGCCTCGCCCGCGTAGCTGTTCATGGCTGGTGAAGTGGTATCGGTAATGATCATCGTTGCACCCAAAGAAACGGGGCTTTCGCCCCGTCAGTTACTCTCCGGCAGCGGCAGTGAAAGTGATTTCTTCACTGGTTTGTGCCACACCTTCGACCGTACCCGTTACGGTGAACGTTCCGGCAGTATCAGAGGTGAGTTTCACCGTGGCGCCACCGGCAGAGCCGGTCTGCGATCCCGCAGTGCTCAGCGTGCCGCCAGTAGACGACCAGGCGACAGCCGCTCCGGACACGCCCGCGCCGTTACGCGTATATTTCAGGGAAAGGGTAACCGCATCGGTACTGTCAGCAGTTGCGGAAGTTTTATCCGCTGACAGTGTTACTCCCCCGGGGCGGTTCCCAGCTTGATCAGCACGCCTGCAGTGGACTTGTTGCTGGTGAAATGCTTCTTCCAGTTACCGGCCGTGCCGATGGCGGTCAGATCCGGGTTCTCACCTTTGGCCGTATCCCAGCTGTAGCCCAGCAGTTCAACATTCACCGCACCCTCCGCACGGTAGCCAACCGCGAGGTTTTCCTGATCATTGATGTCGTAGGAGCGGAAGCCCGGCGCCTGCGATTCGGTCACGGTCACCGCACCGGCCACCAGCCCCAGAATGGCGGCGGCATCCATGGTATCGGTCACCAGCACCGGCTTACCCAGGGTGCCCGGCTGGCCGCCGTACACCACCACGCCCGCTTCTTCGTAAATCTTGCTGGCGATCGCCTCGTCCACGATGTCGAAGTAGGTAGCGGAGTGCATGACGAACAGCACCACGCGGTTAAATTTGTCGCCGTATTTGCGCAGCCCGCGCGTAAGGGTTTTCTTTCCGTCGGTTTCGATATCGGCGGTAACAACCATATCGGCATTAGCTCCGATTGCAGCCGTTAGCGCCTTCAGGCCATATTTCACGTAGCCTTCCAGGGTGGCATCAGCCACATCAACGCCGATCACCTCGGAGAACTCATCCACCGTGCGGCCACGGCGTTTGAATGCCTCTTCAGTGGTTTCGTACGGACCGTATTTCCACGGCGCCTTAACAGATACCGCTTCGCCTGCACCGATTTTTTTGCCGTTCACTTTGCCGACGGAGTTCACGTCACGCGACTCGATGGAGCCACCTACCTTGTAGAAAGCGCGCTTGCGGAAGTCGCCTTCAATCAGCTCGTTATCCAGCAGGATCGCACCATTGGAAGAGGTGTTAAACACTTCCAGATTATCCTGGCGGCGCTCGAGGAAAGCGGTCTGTGCCAAATCGTCATAGATGACCAGATCGTTATTAACAGTTGTAGCCATTGAGTAAGTCTCTTATTTCGGGAGTTTGAGGAAGGCCTGCTGGCCATGCTTGCGGATATAGTCCGCCTTTTCGCTGGCGCTCATTTCTGAACGTTTCTGGCTGCCACCACCGCCTGGCTTGTGTCCACCCGCACCGGTACCTTCTGCACGCGGGAACAGGTGCGGTGCCGTCTCCTTGAGCGACTCCGCCCATTCAAGCGGGCTTAGTGGGGTTTTGCCGTCCTTACCGAACAGAACGTCGCCATTCGCATCAACTGCTACGGCCTCGCCTTCGTCGTTGAGCTGGAATGTGCCTCTGGCACGCAGGATCAGGTCATCGGATGCTTCCGCCAGTGCGCCAGCTTTTGACGCTGCCGCCCGGATGGCATCACCCAGTACACGATCCCGGAACTTGCCGGAGAAGGCTTCGGCCTTTTCCGCGCGTTCATTGGCCGCTTTGATCTGCTTATCGACATCAGCGCGCAGGCGCTCGGTGCGCTTATCCAGCACCTCGTCAATTTTCCCGGCGGCGATCAGCTTTGCCTCTTCGTCGTCGGAAAAACGCTGCAGGATGCCGCGCACGGCATCAGGGTCGATGCCTTCATAGCGGGACAGGTTGTCTTTCTGCTGCTTGATCGTACCCAGCAGCTCAGAGTTTTTGGTTTTCAGGCCGGTCACCTGAGCTGCGACCTGATCATCAATCAGCTTCTGAATTTCTGGGGTGATTTCGGTACCGCCACCCCCGCTGCCCTGGCCATCGTCTTCAGGTGCGTAGTATTTCAGGAGCATATTTCGGATTAACATGGTTTCCCCTTGGGATGTTATGGGCCTAGCCCAATAAAAAAGGCCGCCCGGAGGCAGCCATGTGTGAAAAGGTTTTGGGATCAACTGAGCGCTTTCAGTCGGGCCAGGCTTATCCATTCGCCTTTGTCCGTGAACATCTCCCCGAACTTTACCTCGCCAGCGCGGTAAAGCGCGGCCCGCTCCGGCCCGAGGATCTCATCCTGTCGCTGCGGCGACTGCCGGGCCAGCCAGTCAAAATAGGTGGTATCCGCCGGCACCTGCCCGTCCATGCTGGCGCGGGTGCCTTCATCCAGCTCTTCGCTGTCGATCCCGAGCTCACGCCATGATTTGGTAATCAGTGTTTCCGTAGAACGGCAGCAGAAATGGATTTTCCCCGGCCCCTGCAGATACGGAACCTTGTGACCGACAGGTTTGTTGTCCAGGGTGTAACGCAGGCGATCACGGATGATGCACGTCGGCGTGGTTTTGTTGTCCAGCGTGGAGAGCCACTGTTTACCTTTCAGGACATCGCCGTTGGCTTCTGCAAAATTAGTCCGCGCCGTGGCTGCCAGGTGAATCACAGCCGTTTTGGTAATACTGGCGGCATTGGTCCGGCTGAGCTGCAGCGCCCCGTCCTTATAGCCTTTGCTGGCGATCCCGCGCACCTGCCGGGCGATCGTCTCCGTGGTATCACCCAGTAGGTAGCCACGGCGCACTGAATTGACAACGCGCGCCATGCGGTCGGCTTCCAGATTATCGGCCCACTCGCTCAGCAACCGTCCCTGAAAGGGCTGGGCCATGGCTGCCGCGTATAGCTGCACAGGCGTGATACCCTGCAGCGGGTACCGCTCTTTCACCCGCTGCGGCAGCAGCGTATCAAAAAGGCTCAGCTGATAGCCCGCTTCGTGCCCGGCCAGTTGCAGAAGCTCATCCGCCAGGCTGGTCTGCATGCCCGCGATGGCCTGCTGGTTAAGCTCACGTACGCTGCCAAGCAAACTTTCGAGACGGGCCACGGTAAACTGACTGGTGGGCAGACCGTCCATCGCCACCAGCAGGCGCGCGGTGAGTTCGGCGTCACTGTCATTCAGCAGCTTCACCATGCGGTTTGCCAAGCCAGTGCTGTAGCGGCTGATCCAGACGGTGTGGGCTATGGCTTCGTCACGTAACCTTTCATTTACTGTTGCCATTGTTACCGCCGATCAGGGTGGGATTGGGGTTGTGCAGCTCGTCAATAATATCGTCGGGGCTGTCTGCCGGATTGATGAGGTCAAGCTTCTGCAGCGCACGAACCATATCAGTGTCGCGGATTGCACCGGACTGCCAGGCGTTCACAATAGCGGTAACCATGCCGGACTCGGCGACCTTAGCAATGAACTCCTGGTTGATCGCATAGGCCGCCTGCTGCTCGCCGACACCCAGATATTTCGCGCACCAGCCGATGGCCAGTGAGTAGGCCTCTGATACGTTGGACACGCAGATACCCAGCACGGATGTGGATGATGTCTGCTCGCTGCTGGACTGGGTCGCAGTCTTCACCGCTGCGTTCTGCTCAATGAGCCGCGCACCCAGCTGCACCATGTAGTCGCGCTTGCTGTCCATCGCTTCTTTCGCCAGCATGTTGGGCTGAGCCTGGGCATAACCAAAGCTGCCCTCACGGGGCAGAAGCAGTGGCGAGCGGGAGCCGATTTTGACCCCCTTCTTCTCCAGGTGATCGCGCCATCCTTCATCCAGCCCCGTCATGTACGGCTGAACCTGGCCGGAGAACCACACGCTGTCTTCGTAATCGGCGCTGTTCCGGAAGTGTCCATGGTTTATCTCCACCAGCGCAGCCAGCGGAGAGTCATCGATAGAAGGATCGTTGTTCTGCGCGCCGACGAAGGTGAACGGGATTTCGTCCCAGCTGTCTTTGCCTTTGGGCTTTGGCTGGTATTCGCTTGTAACAGCGAACGCGCAGGAACCGGCATCCCCGCTGCGACGCCACACACGACAGACGAAACGCCCCTCTTCGAGCGCCAGCTCGCGATACTGGACCTCATCCTTGAACGCATAACCATCTTCCTTCTCCACGCATTCCCGCAGCACCACCAGCACCAGTTGATCGCGTCCGTTGATACGCTTCGTGCGCCAGTTGATGATGTTCTCGGCCAGATAACGCAGGATGATGGCCTGGCCACTGCCCTCAGCGTAATCGACATAAAGCCCGTCACGGGCCACCTCCAGCACGTTCTCGGTCACCAGCTGCGACTGCTGGTAAATGCTGGTGCCAGCGCCGTCGGCATTCTTCAGGAGATAGCTCAGTTTCTCCGGCGCGGAAAAGGTCGGATCCTTTCTGAAGGCCAGCCCGAGGAGGCCAATCTTGGTATTACCAGTAATCGCATAGAAGACCGCCCGCTGCAGGTAGTCTTCGTTGCGCTTGCGGTTGCGTAAGCTCTTGTCTGTGGGGTCGAGCAAAGGCAGATAGTTGTTGCCCGGATCTTTTACCGCCTCCGCCCCTTTGCAGAAGTCCCTGATTTTCTTCCAGGCAGCACTGGCCGCCCGGTGTTCAGGACGAACCCAGGTGATGTCGTTATTAGCCATATCAGAAGGTGGTATCCATGGTGATTGAGTATGCTGGTTTAACGATGGGGTAATCCTTCACAATGAAATACCCGCCACCATCGTTGGGGTGATCGTTATCCGCCTTTTTGTCCGGCTCGCCGTTTTTATCCCATACCTGCTGCTCAAGACTTTCCGTATAGACCGGGCAGCGCTGGACGTTGACCAGGTAGCGGCGTTCGCCCAGCGCATTGCAGAACATGGCGTTCATCGAGTTGATACGATCCTTCACCGGCGGGTTGGAAGCGTTAACCATGACGCTGAACCCCGCCTCTTTAAGCTGAGCGATATCGGTCAGGCTGGCGCAGTTGGATTTGCGGCTGTCGCCGGAGGCGTCCGGGTATATGTAGATCTGGCGGCTGGCAACGTAGCGGCCGCCCTCATAGCGCCAGAACTCTTCCTGAATGCGTTTGATCATCGCCGGAGTGTCATAGACCTTCACCAGCTCCCGCACCGCTCGCGGCAACCCTTCACGTTTCACATGAACGATGGCGGCCATCTTACCGACGTTGAAGTCCATGCCGATAAACAGCGGCTCGCCCGGCTGCTCTTCGTCGGTGCAGTTATTCAGCGTACGATCGAACTGGTGGTAAATGGTACCACTGGTCAGGTTAGTAAAATGCCCGCGCAGGTAGGCCTTAATCAGCTCCGGCGGATAACTCGCCAGCAAGGACGGGATATAGTCATCCGGCAGGTTCGCTTCGTTATCGAACGTGGAGGCCTGCACCAGGCCATACAAGGTTGCCAGCTCAGGCTTATCGCGCACTGCCTTAACGAACTGCTGGTAAACGAACTTATACCCCTCCGGCGTGGTGGTGACGTCAATGCCGTTACGCAGGCCGGTGACATTGTAACGCATGCGGGCGATGATCTTCCGCCAGGCCTGTTGCGCTTTGAGCGCAGGCATTACGTCCAGCTCATCCACCAGCGCGTTGCCGATTTTAAACCCGACGATCGTGGCCGGTTTCTCCATCGAGCGGCAGATAGTGGTTCCCCGGTACTGCCGCCCGGCATAGAAATGGACCTCTTTGTTGCTCTCGTTAATCTGGACCTTTAGCCCCCAGTCGAACGCCACCTCTTCCACTGTCGGGTAGAAGATGTCGCGGATCTGCGGATAGGTCGGTGCGAAATAGCCCTGGTTGATTTTGGGAAACTCCCACATCCCCTTGCAGATGCCGCCGCAGCCAACCCACGTCTTACCGGAACCGAACCCGGCAACATAGGCCTTAAACTTATGCGGCATAGCGAGGAAGCGCGCCTGGGGAACATTAAGCGTCGGCGCTATCATCACGAACCCTCGCGTCTACCACGTTAATGTTGATTGCAACTGGTGCCGGGACATCATCATCTGGATCGGCTGCCAGCTCTTTACGCAGTTTCTCCACCTCCAGCTGTCGGCGCTCAATTTCAATTTGCTGTAGCCGCTGCGCAAACTCGCTATCAGCCAGCCCAAGGCGCTTCATCACAGCTTCATACATACGCTCACGGCTTATGGCCGTTATTTCAACGCCATTTTTGCCAAGTTTCACACCGGAGTAAGCCAGAGCTGCATCTGGGGGAAGTTTTCGGGTGTCAGCGAAATATGGCTGCCCTATTCCGTCGCCATTGCAGCGTGGGCAGTCAGGATTAGGCTCGCGATTGTGGTCATAGCCATAACCGCCAGGGTCTTCCGGGAGTTTTGCGCGCTCATTGCCTTCAACCTTTGCGATAGCCTCATCGAACTCCACAGCGTCGCGCCATTGGTAGTGATGACCGAAGCCCCAGCAATAACGACAGGCACCGCGGCGATACTGCGAAAGCTGGTTTGCATCGAAGGTAGCGAGTTGCCACATCTGCGCGAGGACTTCATCAGCACTGCCGAGAGTGCGCGCAATGGACGCTTTCTGCTGCTGCGCAATAGCCTGCGCAACTGAAGTTTTCTTAAGTAGCTGATGACCGATTTGCTCAGCTGTCTTTTTGCTGTACCCCGCCCGGATAGCAGCCTGCGTGGCATTACCATCCTTGAGGTATTCGGCAACGAAAAGTCTTTGCTGGGCCGTCAAGCCGTCATCATCCACCAGCTCTTCTGCGCACTTCTCTTTCTGCGCAGTGCGCACTTCCTTCTGCGCAGTTTTTTGCGCAGCTGGCTTTTTAATGTACCTGCGCGCAGATGTGTAATTCAGTCCCTGCGCTTCGCACCACTCTTTCGGCGATATACCCATTTTGGCATGCGCGGCGAGGAACTTGTCTTGCAGCGCTCCCCAGTCCGGTTTTGCCATTGGTCACTCCATTTATTCCCTACAGGGTGTAATTGTGATTTTACCGCTACGGCCATTACGATGGGCCCGCCCATGGTAATGGCAATAAAAAACCGCCTACAGGCGGTTACATAATTTGACTGTTATAAGGTCACTCATAAAATTGAGGTTTACTCTCGATCGGTCGTAAGCAAATGGTGCCCTTGTTTTATCCCCAGGAAGATAAATCGATGCTCTTATCCGCCACTGGAATTACTTTGCTAGCAAGAGATGAGCCAGCGAAATGGTGGTTTGTTTTTTTAAAGTTGCAAAAGTATTGCAATTTCTAATGAAAGTGTTATTGTCCCCGCGCTATGAAAGCTAGAAGCACATAAGTAGAAAAATAGTTTGACTCAAAGTTGCCCCGCACCGGGGCTTTTTTGTTCTTAACATCTCATCCCGCCTCACTATCGCACCCAGACAACTTTTATCCTTTCTCGTTTTAACCGAGCGTATATACGCTTGCATTGATGAGTGTAACCACTTATCTGTCAGTGATTTAAGCGGCTTCGCTTCTAGGACTGTTCCCATACCGATAATCCGACAGCGCAATTATGTTTATAGGGTAACGATATGCACTTGCATGCCCTTATAAGCAGCCCGGATTTCCTGCTCATAAGGGTTTTCTTTTATGGGCTTTGCAAAGAATTATATTTCAGGTACTGCTATCGCACATAAGCCTGCAGACCTGTCAGTTCCTTTGTGACGGTTTCAAGCCTGCTTATGCACCGGGATGAACGCGCGTACGATTTTTTGAGCCATACTTACAACAGTCGCATTTTTCTTTTTGTTTCATCAAACAGAGGAGGAATGTATGCAGTTAGTAAGTGAGAAAGGTGTCGTGTCTTCCCGGGATTTAGATTTTCTTGCCTCTAGTTTTGCCCGGATGCACTTGCAAGGCCGACATCTCTGCACGGATGCATTAACCGGCAACATGGATGAAGACTGCCGGCTGTGGTTCCTTCAGCGTTATGACTTTTACGTTGAACAGCTAAAAGATAAGGAACTGCAGTAGTAAGCACAGGCCGGGTGGTGACAGCTGCCCGGCACTCACTTTAAAGTAACGCTTTATACCAGGCCTGCCAGCGATACGTATTGAGCCGCAGCTGGCGCAAGCATTGCGCGGTTTCAACATCAGCCTGCAGATCTTCGTCACTGTTGGCACCAGCATCACTTCCCTTGCACGGGTCCTGCATCAAATCCGCTGATGGAATTGGCAGCGTCGATAGCCTGTTGCCGCAGCCGGACAGACTCATCATCAAAATCACAAACGGTACGATTCGGATCCTGGACATATTTCACCACGTCGCGGGTTATGGTTCGGTAGATGATCCGACCTTGGTCGCTGGCATTCGCGGCCTTCTGCTCAACAGGCTGAATCGCCTTCTCTGCTTTCGCGCGCTTATCGGCGGCCAGCATGTTGATGTGGTCGGCGTGGGCGTACCAGCCATTCCGGTACCGTAGCTCGCCATAGCCAATAGCAAGCAGCATGCCCACGAGAGCAATCAGCAGAACTGTTCGAAGGCTACAGGTCATATTTGCTCTCCGCCAGGCACATTGAGCGCTCCATCTCTCGCCGGTTCTGGAGGCCTTTCCACTTCATACCACCAGCGTAAACCCAGCGCCGCATCTCTTCGCACGCTCCGTCGTGATCGCCTTTGTTCAGTTTGCGCAGCAACGTGGACTTGGAGAAAGCGTCAGAGCCAACATTAAAAACAAAGCTGTAGAGCGCGGCGCGCTGATACTCCCCCAGCGGCACCTTAACCAGATTGTCTACCGTTCGCTTTGATGGCTGGAGGTCTTTCCATAGCAGCTGGTCACATTCGCGATCGGTATACTTCTTCCCTCTTACGATATCCCGGCCCGTATGGCCGTCGCAGACAGTCCATACCCCGGCGACGTCTTTATATGCTTCGTACTTCCGCCCTTCTACACCATCCTGCCCGCCGAGAAACAGGGAGGCAATCAGCATTGCACCACCACCAGCAGCGGCGATGAGTTTGTTACGCAGGCTACTGGTCATTGGCATTTAATCATCTCCGACTTTGACTGCTGGGCCATACTTCTCAAGCGCCTTAACCTGTGCATTGGCGACCTTGCGTTTGAAATACCAGTTGATAAGCCCTGTAACGATGATCCCGGCAATACCAGCCAGTACGCCAATGGCGCTCCATTCGTCAGGACTCAGTTTTGTGAGGACGCCGTTCAGGATGGTTCCTCCTGAGGTGCCGAGGGCGACTCCGGTGACAAGTTTGCTCATACGGGACATTTCTCTCACCTCGCTGGGATGCGGGTGTTGTTTGGGTAGGGTTCAGGCTTTCCGGATGAATTAACGACAAGACGAGTGATGGGGGTTCCGGGAGCCTGAGATAAAAAAAGGCCCGCATTTTCAGCGGGCCTAACTGAGTTTAAATCTAAGTAGGTAGGCATGTTCCCCAGCCACCATCCGTATTGCAACTGTGTCGAGCAGCATTACTGACCGGTCAGGAGCTCCGGTTAATGGTTATGGCTTGGTTACGATTAAATAATAGCACTACTAACGAAGCGCATATAAAAAAAGCCTGCTTTTGCAAGCAGGCAATACTAAACCCAGGTATTGATACTAAGACAGGTGCCGGGTGCCTCCCGGTGACTCGTTACCAGTTATACGAGCCGCAAGCATATCTGCACTTAGCAGTTAACTGGATTGCCCCGCCGCACAGGGGGATTCACCTGACTCTTAACAATAGCAAAAGTTTGTCAGAATTCTAAAGTGTCGATGCTCAAACAGAAAACTGGAAGCAAGTTCCATTAAGCCATCGAGCGGCACGCTTCTGCGCAACGAAGGCAAGCTTCAGAGCATTTCTGACAATGTTCTGCTTCGTGCTTCCCACATTCTTCACCGCATTTCTGACAGACTTCTGCGCAGACACGGCATAGCGATTTGGCAAATTCACTATCAAAGGTCATAAATTGCGCTGCGAGCCGACAAATATTCGCGCACTGCATATCGAGTCTTATGCACTCACGCATCATATCCACTTGTTCTTCTTTCAGACATGAAGCAGCACAATAATCACAGGCAGCCGCGCATTTGTAGCAGGCCTCGATGCATTCAGCATGGTTAATTGGCATATTTAGCTCCTTTCAGTCGTAAGCAGAAAACTAAGTCTGGTTACAGGAGTGCGATGATGCCAGTTAATAGGAGCGTTATTCCAAATTCGCCTAAATTGTAATTACAGGGAACGCATTCGAATAACGACTACCTTCATCAAATTCCGAAACGACTAACGATCTCATGATGGTGTAAGAGGACCTTCCAGAACTTCTGCTTCACCATTATCACAAATGGGATCCCCCTGCGTCAGGTGCCAGATACCGGTTACGGTCTTACCCGTTTCAAGGTCTTCGGTTTCTCCGTGGGTGTAGTAGGCAACCTGGACCTTCCCTTGGTGCTGTATCCAGTAAAATCCTTCCTCCATAATCATTGTCCTCTGCAAGCTCTGACAGAACTCATCAAGATGACATTATCTGATATGTAAACCGGAATCCAGGCTTGCTGTGCGCCACATAACTTACATCAGGGCCGGACAAAGAAGTGCATGAGTGGGTGTGATGCCGGGTGCCTCCCGGTGACTCTGCGCCAGACCACAGAACCGCGTTCTACTCACCTGCCAGTCTAGTCGCCCCGCCGCATAGGGGGATTCATCACAGGCACAGCCTAGTCTTCTTCCTGCCATAAAGCTATTTATATCTGTATATTTATTCAGTATGAACAAAAAGACCAGCAGTGCTGTGCTGGTTAGGGTCAGGTAAAACAAAAAGGCCGCCAAACGGCAGCCTTAAAAACTGTGGTAATGGAACTGTAGTGCCGGGTGCCTCCCGGTGACTCTATGCTAGACCACAGAATCGCGTCATTCACCTCCCAGTCTAGTCGCCCCACCGCTTAGGGGGATTCACCACAGGCGCAGCCTAATCGCTTTCCTGCGATAAAGCTAACTTTATCTGTTTATTTATTCGGTATGAACGAAAAAGACCGGCGATACTATGAAGACCAGAATCATGTAAAACAAAAAGGCCGCCAATCGACAGCCCTGGGAAGAGATGATACGGAGGTCGTGGTGCCGGGTGCCTCCCGGTGACCCTGCGCTAGACCACAGAACCGCGTTTTACAAACCCGACTCGTTTTGCCTAGCCGCCCCACCGCTTAGGGGGATTCACCACCCGCGCACTGTACGTGGCTTGCATCTTAAAAGATACATTTAATTTACAAGTTACTTCATAATAAAAAACCCCGCAGTAGCGAGGTTCAGAGTTTTTAACTCTGGACATATAAAGCCCATCGTTAGTAAGAAATTAACACAGATTCCGGAAAAGTAAATAGCCCTCGCTTGAAACGTAAGCTATTTCCGTGAGCGCTATCGCGTTATCTGTTTCAGCTGCGCCTCTGCCCACGCCTCTTCAATGTCGAATTTAGTGATCAGTTGGTCGTAGAACCGCTTAACCGACTTTTCCCAGGTGGCGACAGAGATCGTATCGGTAATCAGGCAAACAGCCGCATATGCCTCAGTCGAAGGGATCCGCTCGTACCCTCTCCCGCCGCAGCGCTTGCAGTCGGCCAGAACCGGAACACCCTGCTGATCGGTCAGTTCTTTGCTTACCGCTTTACCGCGCCCACGGCAGTCGCTGCATGCCGCGCTGACCAGGCCTGTTCCATCGCATTTTTTGCAGAGCACCCTGGCAGACTCTTTGACCTTCACCATTCCAGCCACGGTCATCTTGCCTTCCGGCTTGCGGTATTTATTGGTGAATACGTCGGCCTGGATAAACCCCTGCCCCGCGCAGCAATCGCATTGCTTCACGCTGGCGGCGCTGCGCGAGTAATCTTCAAAGGCGAACGCGGCCAGCTGGCGCATCACCAGTGGCTTAACTCCGGCTTCCAGCTTGCGCAGCGCAGCGACCTTATCGCATTTGGTGAGCGCGTACTCGGCCAGTAGCGAAATCGCCCTGTCCCGATCGTTCTTGCTGATCCCCATCTTTCCGAGGAAAGCACTGTAGCCCATGGCAGCGCGTTCCTGCGTCATGCCCATGGCAGCCATGATATCCGTACCGGTTAGTGAATCTGATGCTGTAGCGCGCGGGGAGTCGCTAATCATCGTGGACTTTGCGAAGTGGTATTTCACGGTGTTTTCGAGGTTCATGCTGCGGCTCCTGCCATCAGGTAGATGCGAATAAAGTTACGAAGGATGCGATAGTCCACCAGCACCGTACCCGGGCGGCGATAAATGCGGAGGCGCAGCCAGCGCATGCGAAGCGATTCGATCAGTTCTGGCTTCATGCGGCCTCCTGCTGCTTAAGTTCTTTGAGTTTTGCGCGATACTCATCGCGGATTCGGATGAAGTCATCGCGGCGGTAATTGGTCATTTCGTGAGGTCCATTCAGCCAGTCGACATAATCCTGCCCGTAACGAGCGATCAGCCCGTCTTCATAGTTCTTAGCCACAGTCGCCTCTTTGGCTGTGTACTTCCCGGAGCCGGCATTGCAGGATTTGCATTGCTTATGGGCGTTGCGCTCTTCAAATCGCAATTCAGGGTTAGCGCCTACCGTTTTGAAGTGACCGCAATCCCACTGGCCGCCATGCAGATCGGGAGGATTGGTCTCTCCACAGCTGATGCATGGCAAATCAGCATCACGCACGCGGATGAAGGCATTGAATGCTTGCTGAGCCTGTGCCTTGTAGTAACCGGCAGGCCGCAGCTCTGCCAGTCGCTCCTTGCGGCGCTGACGCCCTGCCTTCTCCTCTTCGCGCTGGCGCTTCTTCTCCGCACGCAGAGCCTCGGCCCGGTTCTTCGCGGTCTGCGCTTTGGCAACGGCGGTAGCGCACTCGTAGCAGCAGACCACCTGGCCGTCACGGACCGGGTGGAACCACTCGCGGCAGCTCTGGTTTGCGCACTTACGGCGGGGTTTCTTAGCCATACTCACCCCCAGACCTTTTGGCGGAATGTCCGCGGCGTACGCTCCTGCCGCTTTGCTTCCGGCAGCCTGACGCTGACGGTCCAGGTGATGAAGTCGGGATTGAGGCTGCGCTCTACGGCCTCGCCCCGAGCCCGGTACGTAGCCATCAGTTCGTCGGCCTGCGCCGTAGTGCAATCGGTGTGCTGGAACCATGAGGATTTCATTGGCATCATCCCCCGAAGCTCATCAGCTGAGCAGCGGCGTTCTCGACCTCGCGCTGGTCCCTGAACGCCCGGGACAATATCCAGCGCCACAGAACATCGAGCGCGGCTCTATAGAGCTGTTGAAACTCGGTCTCGTCCATATTGGCGAAGGCGATGCTGCGGGGATGTTTCCGGAGGGTTCCGTCAGGCAGCTGGATGGTGTCGTAGTGGCCGGATTCGATGGTCACCCAGGCGCGATATGCGTCGAAGGATTTGCACAGGCTGATGCCATTGGTGATACGGCGGCTGCCCACCTGCTCGAGATACTGCTCAGCAGCATCCAGCAGCGCGGTTTCACTCCCGCCGAACGATGCCAGGTATTTGGCATAGCCGGTCACCAGCTTGCGTTCGTTGGATGAGATAGCGCCGCCGGTTGGCTCCCAGTATTCGAAGCCGAGATTCAGCAGTGCGAAGAAGCGACGATGGAAGGCCGGGTTACGGACCTGTTTGAAGTCGGCCACCAGCACGGCGCCGAGCTTGATTTTTGATTGCAGTAATTCACTGGTCTCCGGCGATGCGGGGATCAGGGTTCCTGCAGAATTCTTGATGAGTTGTAACTGCGCCATGGTGTTCTCCGTGGCGCATCAGGTCAACGGGTGTTCAGTCCGTTGATATCATAATATCAGAGGGTTGATTGACGTGGTAGCCGAGGCGGCGAAGAAAACGGGTTCCGGACGAAAGATTAAAAATTCCTTCATCCTCCAGTAGCGGGCGGCAAGATACCATCCCATTTTTTGTGTATACGAGACATCGGCCCTCAAACAGCATGGATCCAATAAGCTTGCCGTCTGAACGCCTGATAATGTCGTACCAGTCATCCTGCTCCTGCTTTTCTTTCACATCAACCTCCTCACTTTGCTATCCACAAATACCCTCCCCCGGCGGGGAGAAATCCACTCCACAGAGCCAAAATAACAAATGGCGCAAATTTCCTAATAGGTTCGCCGGAAGAAAAATTCATTTTTTCCTGTAGCATCTAAACCATACAACAAAATACTGTATGCATAAACAGTAATTATCTGTTTGGCTTAAGTATGCACGTGAACCGCGCGCATACGAAAACCCATTCATCTGATTGATTTGAGTAAATTTTTACGCTACTTCCATGTAAAAACTGACGTTTATTTTTAACACTTCCTCGGGGTGGAAAGTGCTGGGATAAATATCTGATTAGAAACCGCTCAATCCCGCCAAACCAGTAGCAGGCTTGGTCCTGAGGGTATATTGCGACGCTGACACTTCATGCCAGGTTGATAATTTGTTGCCGCGTCGCGGTTAATATCTGATCGATTTCATAGATCAATATCGTGGTATTGATCGGTATTATCGATCATGCATCTCGCGGGCCGTTCTGCTGGCTGTTGATGGTCGAGAAAAAGGCCTCCGTAGAGGCCCTGGCTGTCGATATGGGGATTCTCAAATCGCTTGTATGGTAGTTATGTCAACTCAGGAAGCTTGAAGCCAGCCATGTCTTCCGCCCGGATACATGGTGATAAGCAGTCAGCAAATACCAGTGTGCCATCGAGTAAGACAACAAAGCCCCACCCCATAAACAGATTGGCGCTGCACCAGTCAGCCTTTAGCGGGACATCCGGCATCTTGTCCGGGAAGGCAGGGTAGTTCTCCGCAAGCCACTCCATCGCATCACAGCGGTTGATAGTGTATTTGTCGTACATCACGCCGCCTGCCCCTGCTGCCGGCACATCTCCGGCAGGTTTGCCCGCACCAGCGCTTCAGCGAACGGCGGCGGCACGGCGTTACCGCAGCGGGCCACCTGCTTATCCTTCGCGTACTTCACGCCGCGGTAGTCCTGGTCGATGATGTACCACTCCGGGAAACCCTGCGCGCGGTAAAGTTCTGCTGGCTGAAGCATCCGCATGCCGATATCGACTATGCGATAAACCACGTCGTCAACCGTCACCAGTCCGTCTGAATCCGCCCCGCAATACTCCTGCAGGAATGCCAGCGCCTGCGCCGCCCGCTGTTCGTCATAGCCTTCAGTCGCCAGGCTGGTTTCAACATTCCCGACATGCAGACCGCCCGCGGTTAACCCCGGCGCTGGCGCATCAACCACCCGGCCATCCCGACAGGTGCCGCGCAGCATCACCAGGTGCGATGTGACCAGACCATGGTGATCCGTGGTGGTGACCGTGTGGGCCGGCTCGTCCAGAGCCACGCCAGCGCCCTGGTATTTCCCGCCGAAGTGCTTAACCAGATTCGCCGCCACCAGCCCGAATTTGCCGCCGCCAGCGACGACAGTGCCCAGCGGCTTATGCAGACCCGGTACGCGAGGTTCCTGCCCCGGGCGTTCGCCGTACCCCATCTGAATCAGGGTCGTCGATACCAGCTGCGATTTGCCGCCACCACCAGCGGTGATCGTGGCGCTCGGTTCGTCAGCCCGGTGGCCGACGCTGGCACCGAACTGCCGGGCAACCAGCGGGGCCAGTACGGGCGCGATGACATTGGTCCGGTTCTGCGTAAGCAGAGTGAAGAACGGTTTGTTAACCGGGCGCGGCCTCATCTGGAATTCAGATCCGCCAGTGCCAGCAAACAACGGAGCCATCATCGGGGTCGCGATCGCATAGCCATGCGTTTTGGTGATGGTCTGCAGCGGCTCTCCCAGAGACTGCCCGCGGAAGCAGTCGTATTTCCCTTTCGTCGTGGTGTGGTTGCACTTCACGATAAACGGCGAGGCGCTATCAATCACGAAGCGCTGGATGCCGCGGGCGATGCGCTTAAGCGTGTTCTCCGCCAGCGGCTTTTTGCGGTCGAAGATGGACTGTGCCGGAATAGACCAGTCGATACATTCCGCCGCGGTACGCCATGGCACCAGCTTGCCACCCTGCACTGCTGGCGTTTTCGGATCGCCGTGCGTCGGGTCCGGCCAGGTCACCGGCACGCCGTCGCAGCGTATTACCATGAAGAACCGCTTCCGGATGGTCGGCGCGCCAAAGTCGCAGGCACGCAGCTCTCGGTGATCAACGGCATAACCAAGCCCGGCCACCAGCTGCTGCGCCAGCTCGCCGTCGGCGGCAATGCCCAGGAACTCGCAGCACTCCGCCAGTGCCGGATGCCCGGCGGGGATACCGCCTGAGAGCATGCCGCAGAACGCCTCGAAAGTTGCTCCGGCGCGGTCAGGATCCGGGCGCTGCCCGCCGTCAGCCGATACGATAAGCGGCCCCCACGTTTTGAACTCCTCCACGTTCTCCAGCATCATCACTCGTGGCCGTACCGCCAGCGCCCAGCGAATGACGATCCACGCCAGACCGCGAATTTCTTTCTCCACCGGTTTTGAGCCTTTGGCCTTCGAGAAGTGACGGCAGTCTGGAGAAAACCACGCCAGCCCCACCGGGCGGCCAGCGGTCGCCACCAGGGGATTTACATCAAAAACAGATTCACAGTAGTGCAGCGTGTCCGGGTGGTTGGTGGTATGCATCGCCACGGCGTTCTCGTCGTGGTTGATGGCAATATCCACGCTACGCCCGATTGCCAGCTCAATGCCCGTACTCGCCCCGCCGCCGCCGGCAAAGTTATCTACGATAATTTCTCTCACGCGTATTCCTCCATGGCGGCGGCCAGCGACCGGGCCGCGGTGACGATGGCCGGTACCGGCATTTTCTCCAGCCACATGCGGTTGATGTGATGCTTCAGGCGGCGCTGGTGATGCGCCGGGAGATCCCCGGCGTTTTCAATCTGCCCGTAAACCATGCCCACTTCGGCAGGCCATACGGTTTCGCTGACATCCACCAGCAGCAGGCTTTCCAGTTCGACGATCCGTTTTGTGGCGTAACGCTGTTGCGTTTCCGTCATGCTGCACCGCCCTGGCGAAGTTGGCCGGCGACAGATTCAGCAACCTCCTGCGCATCCATGTGCTCGTTGGCGAAAAACACGTTTATCGGCTTGAGTTCTTCATATTTCCGTCGATGCTGGTCAGCCACAGCATCAGCTCCTTGTGCACGCACTTCAGCCAAGAAGGCGTCGGTGGCCGGGGTTTTTATGCCATCTCGCAGTTTGGTGTACTCGCTCAGCATCGCCAGCTCTGGCACCTCGTCAGCGCCAGAATGATAAGCGTCAAGCGCCTCCATCATCAGCTTACTGAACGGTGCAGGTTCGGCTTTCTTCAGCGCCTCATTCTCCGAAGCCAGCTTGCCGTTTTCGTCGTACATGACCTGCAGAGCCGCGGTGGTGCAGTCCAGTCGTTCGGCCAGGCGAGAAACAATCTTCGCGATGTCCAGGATCGGCGTGTAGGTGCTCATCGCCTTCGCAAACTGATGACCAACGGCCACCAGCTCTTTGTTGTTCAGTGAATCACTCATGCCCGTGCACTCCCGATAATTTTGTGGATCTGATAGCCCTGCCAGTTCTGGCGGCAAACGTCTGCAATGCTGGGTTTATGACGCTCCACCGGCATCGGCTTGATGCGCAACTCCCCGCCCGGCTGCATGACGTAGACCGGGTGGCGGCGCTGGCCGATGTTCTTCACAGCACCAGCAGAAACGAGATGTTCCAGCAGGCGACAGGCCTTTTTGCTGTCGCAGCCAAGCAGCCGGCGAACCTGACGCGGGGTTATATCCCCGCTTCGCTGGATAGCGCGGATGATTGTCCAGAGGTTGTTACTTGCCATCTGCAACCCCCTTGCCACCCACGGCACGCAGGTGTGACACCTTCCCGCGGTAGCTCTCCCAGTCGAAATTGACCCAGACGCCCGAGTCCATCCGCAGACGGTCTACGACCCGCGCGCCGAGTGTGGCAACCAATTCTTCGTAATTCAGGTTGCTCAGGATGCCAACAGGCTTCATGGCAGAGAGTCGGCGGTCGATGACCTGATTGATGATCACCTTCTCACCGCTGGAACCACGCTGTATCCCGACTTCGTCCAGCACCAGCAGATCGACGTTGCAGAGGTCGTTCAGCAGGGACGATTCGGACTGACCGTCGTCATAGCACTCGCGGACACGGAGCATCAGGTCAGGGATGGTCACCACCAGAACGGAGTGGCCAACGGCCAGCAGGTAGTTACCGATCGCCGCTGCCAGATGGTTCTTCCCGGTCCCCGGTGCGCCGCTGAAGACGAAGCTTGCGAATCCGCCGCCGCCAAAATTCTGCGCGTAGCTCTTCGCCATGCTGTACGCCTGGCGCTGCTCCGGGATCGACACCTGGTAGTTCGCGAACGAGCAGCTGCGGTGCAGAGCCTGGATGCCGGCACGCCCAAAAATCTTCTCCGAGCGTGCACGCTGATTTTGCTTGTCGATCTCCTCAGAACGCTTGCGGCCCTCAGCTTCCTGCCATGCCTGCCACTCTTCAACGCTGTTAAATTTCGGCTGTACGCTGGCCGGGATGAACTTCTTCAGGCGCTCAAGTGCACTGCCAGTTCCGATGACGCTTTTCATTTTGCCCCCCTGAAACCCGTTGGGATTTTCTTGTCCGGCTGGGAAATGTGGTTAACATCCCGGCCCGCCTTGCGGCTGCTCAGTCCAAATTTTGGCTTGAACAGTCCCTGATACCCGTTGGCGATGCTGGCGTTGATTACGGCTACCGGATCGTGACCTTCGTCCAGGCATTGTTTCAGCAGGCTGAACGCCTTGGTGACGGTCAGTTCGGTTTTGATGGCCTTGCCAGACTGCTGGCGATAGGCAACCCACTCACTCCAGGACGATGCATCCAGCCATTCAGGAACCGGGATACTCAGCGGGTCAAATCTTGCCGCCCGATCTTTTTTGGCAGATTTAGACCCGCCGATTATCAGAACGCCCTGCTCAGTACGCCTTGCGATGTCGCCACGTCGTAAAACGCAAATGCCCGACTCGACTGCGCCAAGTTTCAGTAGTGATTTTTGTCGAGGGGAAATTCGATCAAGCTCGATACCACACCGAGTTCCATTCCCATCAGTCACGACGATATCAATCCTTCCTTCACGCCCATCACCGCGTTCAGGAACCGGATACTCGCGGTGAACATCCAAACCGGCAGCTTGCAAGGTGGCGATCGCTGAATCGTGAAATTCCAATGCTGAATCGCCCGATAATTTCCCCTCGAGCACCCCAGCAACGTAATCCCGAAAATCCCTTCCGGCAGGGAAGGGTTTGGGTTGGGTTAGATCTGTATTTATATTTGTCTTTGGAAGAATGTCTTTGGTGTTCCCTGTTTTCAGGGATACCTCTCCCTGTTTTTGGGGATGGTTATCCCCGTTTTCAGGGATGGTTGAAGGGGTAAAATTGCTATCCCTGAATTCAGGGATGGTAATAACCCATGTGACAACTTCAGCAGCAGGGAAAGCCGCTGGACACTTAGTGCAATTTGGCTTGGTGTAAGCCCATTTATCCAGGTTGGTGTTGATCCCAATGTATCTGGTTTGCCCAATCCGGCGCAGGATGATGATGTTCCGGTAAGCCAGATTCAGCACGGCTTCAGAAACATGCTTCACCTTCAGCGTCGTTTTGTCTGCGATGAGGCTGTTGGCGATCCGGTCTGATTTTTTCGACCAGCCATACGTCAGCCGAACGATGGCATTCAGAACGCGGAATTCGCGGCCCGATAACTCGACGATACACAGGGCATCCTGAATCTGGTTGGCTAAACGCAGATAGCCGTTCTCCAGTTCAGCCATGCGGCTCTCCTGTTTACCCTGCTGCGCGGGGAATTTGTATATTTCAGCGGTATTTGACATACTGATCTCCGCAATTACGCTCAGTTTTTGCATCAGAAAGCCGTTGGTGTTCGAGCACCGCGGCTTTCGCCTTTTTAGAACCCGTCATAGAGCACCGCCCAGCATCGTCGTCACCATGGCCATCAATGGCGCCACAGAGTCCGGGCCGTCCAAGTAGAAGCTGGCTACAATCTTTTCGCTGATCTCCTTCAGCCGAACCTGTTTTGGCGCCTTGAGCATGACAGCCTGAATAGCTTCAGCGTCTTCCTTCACCGTTTTGGCAATTCGAAGAGCAACATCATCGAGCCGAACAACGCGATCGCGATACGCCAGGGGTAACGCCGAGATAATCGCTGGGGCCAGCAACTCGACGTTCGAGTGGTAAGCTGCCGAGTTCTCTTTGTTGTCTAACCAGCGAAACATCTTTACGTTCCAAACGCCCGGCTGCACGTTGAGATCAATCCCTTCAAGCGCGAGCTCTTCTGCCGCTTCTTTGATTTGCAACGCAACGACCAGGCGCCCCTCATCTGCCGCCCAAGCTCGGACGGCTGCGCATAAATTACGGTGGTCAACGTTACCAGCTGATTCGTCGCTGGAGTGATACTGGAATATCAGGCGCTCTGTCGGCGCTCTGTTATTCTGTTGAAAAGAAAGTGTTTGCATTTTTAGTGCTCCTACTTTGGTAAACCATCAGTGGGGTTCGGGTAGAGATCAGGGCGCAGTTCGTGGGGAGTTACGCCGGTGACTGCATAAATTTGCAGAACGCGATCTGCAGGAACGACACCTCGATAGCGATTCCGCCAATGGCTGACAGTCATGGCGCTTACGGTTAGTAATTCGGCTAAGCGGGTGGCGGTTCCTGCTTTGGTAATGGCTTTATCAATAGCTCTCATAATTAGCTCCAGTGGCAACGACTCAATTAAACAAAATGTTTATTGATAAGTCAACATTTTGAATATTGAGCTAATAAACTTTTGGTTTAGAATTCGTCCATGAAAGAAAAAACTCATCAGATTAACCACCCACAAGTTCAAAGACTTAATGAGATCCTTGAGCTTAAGAATTTGACCAAGTCAGACATGGCCCGCATTTGTGGAGTCAGTGCTCAGTCGGTCAATAACTGGTTCGTTCGTGGGACGATTGGGAAAAGCTCAGCTATAAAGCTGGCGGATGCGCTTGGGGTAAGCCTTGAGTGGATTCTTGGCCAGGAAGTTGGCGAAAAAGACGGCCTTAAGCCGGACGAACAGCGACTACTTGAGCTCTACCGCCAACTACCCGAAGAAGAGCAACAGAACATGCTCCGAATCTTCGCGATCCGCCTGAAGGAGCTGGATGAGTTGTATGAGCGGTACATGAAAGGTCGGATCAGGTCGCAGGATGTTTAAGTTTTAAACCAAGCAGCGTAATAGTCGCCAACCTCGGTATGCACACAGGGAAAGTGGTGATTGTTGTTTTCTAATTTGCGCCAGTTGTCCTATGTGATTGTAAAGTGCTAATCAGAGATAATTAAGGGGTTACTTTGTTAAATAACAATCCTTCTGAGGATGGTCATCAGTCGCCCACAGAGCCTCGCCCGTTGTTTGGCCTCGAAATAGAGGAATGGACCCCCCCAAACGGGGCTACGGGGCACTTGCGAAGTTTTGCAATTGCAAACGATGGTTTGGAATATGCGGTAAAGAGTATTCAAGATGGGCAAGTTTCTAACCTCAGCGTTCAATCACCTGAATTAGTACCCGCTGCTGAATGGCTGAGCAGCAAATTAGCAGAGGCATGTGGCCTGCCTTCACCCCCATGTAGAATACTGCTTGAGCCAGAAAGCAATCAGTATGTTTTTGGCTCAAGGATTGACCTTGCTGCATACCGTGGTGCATTGGAAGTTCCGCAGTGGCGAAACTTACTGGAAAAGTCCGATTTCCATATGCGTAAACAGTTATGGTCTATCTATGCATTCGATCAATTCATTTATAATGTTGATAGACACATAAATAATTATCTCTATGTAGAAAACCGCCAGAAAACTGTTGCTATTCAGGCATTTGATTTCAGTATGTCAGGATTGGTCATGGGTTGGCCGAACAGAACAGGCACCTTATTGTTGCCGGACAACTCTAAAACAGCATTGGTTTGGACAATCATCAAGACAGTAATCGGAAGTGATCCTGCTTACCTCAAAAGTGCAGAAAACATCCTTTTGAAGCTAAGCTCTATGGACATTTCAGTGATAAAAGGTATTTTGAGTGGAATGCCTGATACATGGTTGCCATTGTTGCGTCGCGAAGCGCTTTTGTCTTGGTGGGATAGCCAAGAGAAACAGGATAGGATCGATATTATAGATAAAGAGGTCAAATCATGAATAAATTCTATTTTAGCATCATAAAATTGATTTCTGACCCTTTACGATCTGAATCTATAAATGTTGGCATTCTGGTTCTGACAGAACATGGCTTAGATATTAGATTATTAAAGACTGAGCAAAAATTAAAAGCTGTAAGCGATCGGTTTAGCTTATCATTAATTGAAGATTTCACATCAGAAATCGAATGGCTTTACGAAGTAACTAAAGATTTTAAGTCACTATCTAAACTTTGTAGTAATGGTAGCGTTCAAATTTCTGAACCCGGAATGTTTGTTCTAAGAGATGCTATTGCATACGAGAGCAAATTAGATCAGTTAATGAAAGATTATGTGCAACCGGCATTTACTAGCGATCGTTCCAAACAAAACAAAAGGATAATTACTGAGCTTAAACAGGAGTTTAACCGAGCAGGAATATTAGGAAAAACCCATAATGATTTATGGAATCATAGAGTGGTTACTAATTTTCCAATTGCAGAGGAAGAAGGTATTTATGCTGAGTTATTGTTAAAAAATGGAGCTTATCATTTAACAGAAACCCTAGACCTTCGTGGCGACAGTATGAAGCAAAAGATGGGTGATTCAGCACTTAAAGCCATCACCATATCGAAAGCGAAATCTGTTTTTAATACAGGTGTTAAATCGTTTGTCGTTTATGCAGCAAATTCAATATCTGAAGAAAAATCCGGTAAAACGCAATTGAATTTGATAGAGGGCTATGCGGATAATGTGTTTAATCTTCTCAGCGAACAAGATATGGCACAATATTTTGACCATATGTTTGAAGCAGCTGGCACATCGCTTAGGTTTTTAAATTAAGTTTTTTAATGCCCGGCCACCGTGCCGGGTTTTTTATGCCCTCTCCTACCAGCTCCGCAGCCGTACCGTCTCCACGAACTCCCTGATCCCGACCTTAGCGTCGGGATTTTTTTTGCCTGCAACTCACAGTTTCTCTATCTAGCGACGCGGCATTAAACTTTTTGTTTATTTATAAATACTCATTTAGTTGACACAAGTTTAAACATTGTGTTTAATCTATCTCACCAAGACGCACCACGAACCACCCAGGCATGGAGCCCACGAAGTAGCCGCCGACGGCATACGAATAGTCGGATGAGGTGGAGTGATTAACGCGCATCAGGTTAAAGAAACGTTCCGCCAGCCTGGCGACAAGGGCAAATGAGGGTTACATGAAAGACGCACTGACACTGGCAACTAAATACGCAGGATTTGCACACATCGAAACTGAGCTTCTCTCTGGGTTGGAAAACCTTGAGTTGGCCCGGGTCGCTGTAATCTCTGCTGCCGAACACATGAAGAGCCCGGAGCAAGATGCTGTTCTGGAAGCTTTATCGCTTGTGAAGCGTTTTATGCATCAACAGCGTGATGCTTCTCGCAGCGAGATCCAGAAAATCCGCGGTGTCCTTTCTGGCGATTTGGAGTCCTACGATGACTGATTTCGCACGTAAACCAGTACGGCAGCAGGCCGTAAAACTGAACTGGGTAGAGGTGATTGTTCGCCGCATCTGTTACCTGCTGGCGCAGAAGGGGAATCCTGATGTGTAACTCGAAAGAGTGCGCGTACTGCCGCAAACCAATCGAGCAAGGGAAAGAAGTTAAAAACGAATTGCTCTTCATCCGCGGTGCCCAGCTGGCACGCGAAGAACTCGATTACTGCTCTAAGCGTTGCGCTTCGTACGACCAGATGGCCCACGAAGCCTAACGTAAAACCCGCGCAAGGCGGGGTCTACGTCCGGTGCCACCGACCAAAGTTACACCGGAATTTATACCAAAACCAAAAACACACCCAATGGGCGCTATCTCTGGCCCGGGGATCTTACATCCAAAAATGAGGATCTGACATGGAATATTTCCACTTAATTCCAGCAACGCAGAAATCAGGAAAGCCTAATGCTGTTATCTGGTTCACCGCCGCTACCAAATCCCGCGCCGCGCTGATGCTGGATGTCGCGCTGGAAGATGCAGGCATCGAAACTGGCCGCGGTAAAGACTACGGCAAACCAATTCGTACTGACATGCCGATTGTGAACGACCTTCCGGAAGAAGGTGCCGTTTGCTTCGAGTTCTGTAAGCGCTACACCCTGGCCGACGACCAGCGCACCTGGAACGTGATCCCCGGCGCCGCATCTCAGGATGAAACCACCCTCGCCCCGGTCAGCACCACCAGCGATGCGGATGAGCATGCCGCGCCGGTAACTGCAAACGCTGGCAAAACTTCCCTGCTGGAAAATCGCACCCCGGCTGTCCGCTTCGCCGTCCATTTGTTGGGTGACAAATACCTTTCGGAGATCAGCCAGGAGCAGCAGATAGTCGCCAACGAACTGGCGACCGATGAGGGAAATGTTTACTTCCAGAACCTGCTGCAGGCCAAAAATGACGTTGCTGATATTGGCGAGCTCAGCCTGCATGCCGAGTGGAAACTGGTGCAGTCCGTTAAAGACGTTTTCCCGCAGGACAAAGAACATGAACCGGCGCTGCTGACTGCTTTCATGTCGACCTGGATTAAGGCCGAAGCAGGCGATCGCAATCAGCTGGTTGATGACTGGAAGAGCGGAAAGCTCCCGGCCAAAAATGAGCCTGACTACTGGTATGAGAACGGACTGAGAATCCACAAAAGCGGCGATGAGCTTACTCGTTATCCAGTCTGCAAACTGCCATTCCGTCAACAGCTGCTGGCTCAACTGACGGTGGACGAACTGCGCCATCATGTCACCCGCGGCGAACATGCGGAACTGCATGCGCTGGAGATGGACACGGATAACGGTTACGTCCAGAACCTGCTGTTGGCTGCTGAAAGCTGCGCAGAAGTGAAGGCTTTCGATACCAAAGACCTGTGGCGCTATACCAATGCCATTCGCAAGGTGTTCAGCATGGATAAACGCCATGAGCTGGCGCTGCTGCTGCAGTTCACTAAAGCCTGGGTAGCCACCCCATATATTGACCGCGGGATCCTGACGCGCGAATGGGCCGCTGGCAATCGCATTAACCTCGTACAGCGCACTGACGCAGGCACCAATGCCGATGGCGGGTACGTAACTGATCGCGGCGCTGATGCCCACCATACCTTGGACACGCTCGATCTGGAGATCGCCTGTGCGCTGCTGCCGATGGACTTCAACCATCTGGAGATCCCGGGCAGCATCCACCGCCGCGCCAAGGAGATTGTCGCGACCAAAGAAGAGCCATGGAAATCGTGGAGCAAAATCCTGCGCAACCAGCCCGGCGTTCTGGCGGTCAACCGCGCGGCCATCTTTAACATGGTGCGTATCGCGCCGGAGAACATCCACCTGACTCCGGTTGCGCATCTGGAGTTCGTGAACCAGACGATGACCGCTGAATTCAATACTGCAACTGAGCTGCTGCCTCTCCCGGCCGCACAACCAGAACCTGAAATTGACAGCCAATTTATTGATGGGCAGCTGGCGGCCGACCGCGGCGAATTTGTCGAAGGCATCAGCGACCCAGCCGATCCGAAGTGGGTTAAAGAAGACCTGACCACCACCAGCCAGCCACAGGTCGCGAACCTCGGCGGCGGTATGTTCTCCATCGAAGGCCTGATGAACGAAAACCAACCACAAACAGATGACCGTTCACCGGTTAAAGAGGAGACCACCAGGGATGTGCAGATGGAAGAGACTAACCCGGCGGAAGGAGAAAGTGTTAACGCGGTTCCACCAGGCGAAAGCACTGATGCAGCTGATCCGCAAACAGATGCCCTGAACCCAACTGAGGTTCTGGCAGCCGCTGCGCCGACCCTGGCAAGCCAGGATGAGGCTGATGTAAATCAGAAAACGAAAAATGCGCATCAGAATGACGATTCTGCGCATCAAAACGCGCCAAAAGTGAATCAGAGCGAGCCAAAAGCGCAACAGCCAGAACCAGCTGTCGAATATCCTGCTTACTTCGAACCGGGCCGCTATGAAGGCCTGCCGAATAACGTTTATCACGCAGCAAACGGGATCAGCAGCACGCAGGTGAAGGATGCCCGTGTCAGCCTGATGTTCTATCACGGCCGCCATGTGGCCAAGACCATCCCGCGCGAAGGTTCTAAGGTGCTGGATATGGGCAACCTGGTGCATGCGCTGGCGCTGCAGCCGGAAAATCTTGATGAAGAGTTCAGCGTGGAGCCGGTGATCCCGGAAGGGGCATTCACCACTGCGGCGACCCTGCGCACCATTATCGACGAACACAACGCCAGCCTGCCAGCACAGCTGAGTACTGACGACATCAAGGCGATGCTGGAAGAGTACAACGCCACCCTGCCCGCGCCGGTGCCGATGGGCGGCAGCCTGGAGGAAACAGCGCAGAGCTATATGACGCTGCCAGCTGAATTCCAACGTATCGAGGCTGATCAGAAACAGACTGCTGCAGCTATGAAGGCCTGCATCAAAGAGTACAACGCCACCCTGCCCGCGCTGGTGAAAACCAGCGGCAGCCGTGATGCGCTCCTCGAGCAGCTGGCGATCATCAACCCTGACCTGGTGGCACATGAAGCGCAGAAGCCGGCACCGCTGAAAGTGTCCGGCACCAAAGCGGAAATGATCCAGGCGGTGAAGTCCGTTAAGCCGGATGCGGTATTTGCTGACGAACTGCTGGATGCCTGGCGCGAGAACCCGGGCGACAAGATTCTGGTGACGCATCAGCAGATGCAAACGGCCCTGGCTATTCAGAAAGCGCTGCATGAGCACCCGACCGCCGGAAAACTGCTGCTGCACCCTGATCGCGCTGTTGAGACGAGCTATTTCGGTATCGACGAAGAGACCGGGCTGGAAATCCGCGTACGCCCGGATCTCGAAATCGACATCGACGGCGTTCGCGTCGGGGCCGACCTGAAAACCATCAGCATGTGGAACGTGAAGCAGTCCGGCCTGCGCGCCCGTCTGCACAGGGAAATCATCGACCGCGATTACCACCTCAGCGCGGCCATGTACATGCAGACCGCCGGGCTGGACCAGTTCTTCTGGATTTTCGTCAATAAAGACGAGGGCTACCACTGGATCGCCATCGTTGAAGCCAGCGAAGAGCTGATTGAGCTGGGCATGCTCGAGTATCGCCAGACGATGAACCGCATCGCTAACGCGTTCGACACTGGCGAATGGCCAGCACCGATCACCGAAGACTACACCGACGAACTGAACGACTTCGACCTGCGCCGCCTTGAAGCGCTGCGTACTCAGGCATAAGGGGAATGACGATGGAAAACATGAATATCGTAACTGCGGAGCAGCAGGCTCCAAACACTATCTCTGCCAGCAACGCCATCTTCAATGTGCAGGCATTAACCCAGCTGCAGGCCGTTGCCGGTTTGATGGCGCAGGCCGCCGTTACGGTCCCTGAACATCTTCGCGGCAACCCAGCCGACTGCATGGCCATCATCATGCAGGCGATGCAGTGGGGGATGAACCCGTACGCGGTGGCGCAGAAAACGCACCTGGTCAATGGCGTGCTGGGTTATGAAGCGCAGCTGGTAAATGCGGTGATCTCCAGCTCTAACGCCATCGTTGGCCGCTTCCACTATGAGTACGAGGGCGACTGGTCGAAATGCGCCAGCAGTCGTGAAGAGATCGTGAAGAAGCCGGCGAAAGGCGGCGGGACGTACGACAAAAAAGAAATGGTACGCGGCTGGACCAGTGCTGACGAACAGGGTCTGTCGGTTCGTGTGGGTGCCGTCATTCGCGGAGAAAGCGAGATCACCTGGGGCGAACCAGTGTTCCTGTCCAGTGTGATTACACGTAACTCTCCACTGTGGGTATCGAACCCTAAACAGCAGATCGCGTATCTGGCCCTCAAATACTGGGCGCGCCTGTACTGCCCTGCGGTCGTCCTCGGCGTGTACACGCCGGATGAAGTCGAGCAGCGCACCGAGAAGGAGATCAACCCGGCGCCCGCCCAGCGAGTGAACCTGGCTGACATCAAAGGTGACACCGTAACAACCACTCAAAGCGCGCAGGAATCGGCGACAAACGTTGACGCTATGGCCGATGAGTTCCGGGATCGCATTGATGCTGCTGAAACGCTGGAGACCGCCACCGCCGTCGGCAATGAAATTAACGAAGCGAAAGCCGCGCTTGGAACCACCCTGTTTACCGAACTGAAGAACAAGGCTACGCGCCGCTACCACTTGGTGAAGCACCGTAATGCGGTCGAGGCGGCGATCAACTCCCTGCCACAACCGGGCGAACAGGGCGCAGCTGAGCAGTTCGCTGAAGCCGAGCGCGTGCTTGCAGCAGCCAAACGACACATGGGCGACGAGCTGCACGATAAGTTCAGCATCACCCTGGCAGATATGAAACCGGAATACGTGGCCTAAGGGAGGCGGGAGGGTTCGCCCTCCCGGTAACGAGATGAGCAAATTCACAAAAGAGCAGTTGGTTGAGTACGTAAAGGCATGTATCGAGCACGCCGAGCGGTTTCCAGGCGTCGAAATTGCCGACAAAGAAAAGGCGGTATTTGAAATCGCACTGGCGGCGCTAACCGCGCCAGTATTCATGTACGCCATAGCAGACCCGGATGGCGAGGCACATTTTGATGAATGCTGTGTAGGCCAGACACCAGGCGTCATTGAGGATGAAGTCGCTCTCTTAAATGAGGAAATGAGCGGCGGCGACGGACCGCGCGGCGTGGTTAGTGATGGATATCGCGTAGTTGCTCTGTATCAACTGCCGGAGGTTGAATAATGGAATTCACCAAAGAGCAGCTAACCGACTGGGCTAAATGCCGGGAAGCCAATGCAGAACATTATCCACACTTCACCGTTAAGGATTTGGCTCTGGTAGAAATCGCACTGGCAGTGCTGTCAGCACCACGTTTACCGCAGTCAGTGCTTGAGAGTGTCGCTAACGCTTTTATCGCAGCGATAGAAAAAGAGCAGGTTCGACTTCACGGCGAAGACTACTTAATGGACTCGAGAGATTGCATTGATGTGATTCGCGAAGAATTGCAGCAGCTGAAAGCCTGCCGTGCCGCCATGCTGCCTGATGTGCAAGGAGATAACCATGCGACTGATTAACCGCAGCAAGCAATCCCCTCTGGCGCGCAAGGCATGCGATCTCGCCCTGGCTGCCCATGCAGAACGTTACGGCGATTACGGGCGCAGCAAGATGAAAGAGACGTACACGGTGCGGGTAGAAGGCGTGAAGGTCTGGGTAGAGGTGGTGAACCGGAAGGCGAGCTACGTGGCCACGGCGATGACCGGCATGCGCCGCCTGCGATCCTTGCCCGGGCAGATCGCCTGATATTGAAATATCACCGATAAACCTAAAACAGCTGATGGCTGTGCCGGGTGCGGAGAAATAGCCAGTTCGCCCCGGCATTAAGTTTGAGTGGAGGAAGGTATGAGTGAAGTAATCATGATGGTATCGCCCGGGAAATGGGTGTCTGAGGAGCAGTTGATAGCCCTGAAGGGTATTAAAAAGGGGACGCTGAAGAAGGCGCGGGAAAAGACTTTTCTGGAGGGGAAGGAATACAAACACGTCTCTTTTGACTGTAGTCCGTGGGATAACAGCCCATGTTTTTACAACCTGGATGAGATCGACCGCTGGATCGACCGTATGGCCTCAGCGAAACCGCGGCGACAATCTGCTTAAATACTCTGACCATCAACCAACGAGGAATCGTTATGAAATACCCAACAGGAGTGGAAAACCACGGCGGCACGCTAAGGCTGTGGTTCATCTACAAAGGGGTCAGAGTGCGTGAAAGCCTGGGGGTGGCTGACACCCCCAAAAACAGAAAAGTGGCCGGCGAGTTACGGACGTCGATCTGCTATGCCATCAAAACCGGAACCTTCAACTATGCCCAGCAGTTCCCCTCCTCCCAGAACCTGGCGCGGTTCGGGGAGGCAAGGCAAGAGGTAACGATTGGAGAGCTGTCCGCGAGATGGCTTGCACTGAAGGAAATGGAGGTGGCTGAATCCTCGCTCAACACTTACGGTCGAGTCATCGCAAATGTCATGGGTATTATTGGGTCCGGCACCCTTCTCTCCTCAATCACCAAAGAGAGCATGCTGGAAGTCAGGAAGGAGCTGCTGACGGGTTTCCAGGTTATGAAGCAGGGGCATAAAACTCCGAAACGGGGTCGATCCGCTGTTACTGTGAACAACTACATGACCGTGTTGTTCGGTATCTTCCAGTTTGCGGTTGAAAATGGCTACATTTCAAAGTCACCAATGAACGGTGTGGCCCCTCTGCGAGAATCCCGCCCGGATCCTGACCCAATCACCCGGGAGGAATTTCCTCGCCTGATTGACGCCTGCCACCATCAGCAGAGCAAGAATCTGTGGGCTATCGCCGTTTACACCGGATTGCGGCCAGGTGAACTGTGCGGACTTGCCTGGGAGGATGTGGACCTGAAGGCAGGAACAATCACCGTCAGAAGAAGCCTGACGCAGAAAGGGATATTCACGCTGCCGAAAACCAATGCCGGCACCAACCGGGTTGTGCACCTGATCGAGCCTGCCCTCGAGGCATTCAAAAGCCAGTATAAAATGACCCGTCTCTCTCAGGAGCATAACGTACCTGTTAAGCTGAGGGAGTACGGAAAGAAAGAGTTCAATAAGTGCACGTTTGTTTTCCTGCCGTCCCTGACAGCCAGGGCCGGGAATTACGGCAAGCACTTCTCCATCAACTCCATAGGGAACTCGTGGGATGCGGCGATGAAAAGAGCCGGCCTTCGCCACCGGAAATCATATCAGTCGAGACACACGTATGCGTGCTGGTCGCTTTCTGCAGGAGCAAACCCGAACTTCATTGCTAACCAGATGGGGCATGCCGATGCCCAGATGGTATTTCAGGTTTATGGGAAGTGGATGGAGGAAAACAACCTGGACCAGATCGCCATGTTGAGTTCAAAATTAAGCGACTTTGCCCCAACCATGCCCCACAGCGACAGGACCGCTGCATAA